ACGCTGTCAATAATATAATCTTGCTTATCTAACATTTTATTCTCCTTTTTGCTATTTCAGTGAGTTTATCTCTCTGAACTGTCTATATAATACCACATTATAGCTATAATGTCAACCCCTTTTTCTCTACAATCTCACCAATTTTTCTCTACAATTTGTAGAGTTTTGACACATCCTGCTAATTTTAATTTTCCTGCGCTTCTCCCTGTCTGCAATCTTCGCGCTAGGATTGCTTTTAATTATCGCGCTGACTGGCCCAGGAGGTCACCAGTCGAGACAGGGAGGAGAGCGGGAAATGCCTGGGTATCTTTTCTACTTCTTACTGGACTTCCTTAGCCATCTGTCCCTGGCCATTCTGCAATAGTCTGACCTGGACCAGTGAGTCACGTCACCATACAATCGTCCGCTTGTGCCCTGGCCAGGCTCACCAGACACCAGGCGAGCGTAGGACAGGATATAGAGACAGCAGTAGTACTCATCATCAAGGAAGCGAGGATTTACACGTCTTGTAAAATGAGCCTTCGACAGTACCCAGTTGATTTTTATTCTCTGGTAGCCGCCACCCGTCCAGCGCATGGAGAACTTGGTGTCATTGACAGAGTTGGATTGTCTACGCCAGGCGATGCCGACGAATCTCATAAATGTGGATTCTGGTATGGCGATAGGTAGCCCCCGCCCAAAGAATTGAAATTCCTCTGGCTCTGGCTCTCTCCGATCATGCCATTTAATCAGCCGGCCCCCATCATGATGTCCAGGGGCTATGCTGTTGAACGTAGAGACGGCCCGATTCCAACGGGGAGTCCGTTGACCAGGCCGTCGCCAGGGCCAGCGACGGGATAGGACGGTCACAGCAGCAATACCACCGAATCCGTATAGCATCGGTGGCCACCCGTCGCCGTTAGCAAGGGCCGAGAAACAGGCGATGGCGACCGTTGACAGGCCGCCATCAATCAGGAAATTTTGGGTTTCTTGGCGTAGGTTTATTTTGGTCATTATCTATCCACATCGCTTAAAATGGCAAATCCTCTTCTTCGCTCGGGTCGGAATTATTTTGATTACCCAGTCTTGAGTCCGCCTCTTGGTTGGCGAAATTTGCCAACTCGTTATAGATAAATTCCTCATTGGCTGGATCGTATCTTAAGTTCAATTCGGCCATTGCGGTTTCTATTCGAGCGCCGTTGGTAAAATACGTTATGTTGTCCAGTATTCTTTTCTCGAATTTGCCATAATCAGCCGTGCCGTCCATTTCGTCAGGATTGGAGACGGCGGAGACCTGACTATCAAAAATAGACTGCCTAATTTGCTCCTCATTCTTTGACGAATAGGCCAATTGTGCTTCTGAGTATTGCTTCTCTAGCCATTCCAGGCCGTAGAAATAATCATCCAACGAGTTGAGGAATTTGTGGAGCGGCACAGCTACCTCAACCATTTCGTCGTAGGCGTCTTGGGGTCTGAAATGGTCACCGGTCAAATTGGCCATGCTCAGAACATACGACATAATTCTTGTAATGTTGACCGGGTCATAGGGAGGATTCCAGATTTTGAGTGTGTTCTTGCAGTGCGTAGCCAATTGGCTTTTAGTCATTTTTGATACGTCAATACTGACACTATGGGTAGTGGGCTGTATCCTGGTAACGATCATTTTCTTACCGGCCACGGTTTCAGCATTGTCAAAAACTTTGACCCGCTTCCCGATCCATTCACCTGGGGGGCCGTATGCCTCGCAAAGGATTCGTCCATATGATAGCGGAATTCTAACCTTCAGGGGACTTTCCATAAAATGAACCAAGCAAATCGTCTCGGTGTCCTTGCTCTGGAATTTTCGGCGATCTTCGGCGGTAACGTCTTTAATAGTCATAATTTCTGCTCCGTCAGGTAGATCAATACCACCCCGCATAATGCCGGTTTGGTTTGGGAATAATTCAGCCATTGTTTTCATGATTTCACCTCGTGTTAATTCTTTGGCTACGCCTCTATGGATAAACCCATAGTGTTGATGATTATCAGAGCATTTAAGCCCGTGGTTTTTTATCTCTAAATCAGATAAACAATACAGGCACTTGTACACGATTTTGGCAAGATGGATATTTATTCGTTCGCCGTGTATTGTTGTCAGATCATGGCCGCCGGTCGTCATGGCGGCGCGTCGGGCGATTCTGGTCACAATTTGCCCTTTCCCCGCCCGGCTCATCCCTTACCGGGCAGGTATATGGCGGGGTGATTCGAGACCACTATAACCGGCCCAAGTTTGCCGGTTGCAAGCCTCCCCAGTTGCGGCTTTGTACATGCATGCATTGGTGAGTTGGGTGGGGGAGACACGCCCTTGCGGGCATCAGGGACGCCGCCAATAATTAAAGCGACTGAACTTTTTCAAGCCATGATTTTGTGGCTTGAATATATCCTGCTGTCGTGTGCCAGCCCTGATAAAATTCCAGGATTTTGGCACTATCCAACACGCGGCCACCGTCATACTCCAGTCTAAGCACCAGACTGGCATCACGTATCCCAAACAAGCTAATCCTGGCCCCGTTTTCCCGGATACCCAGGAGGGTCATTTTGTGATACGTTGGGGCGGCCTTGCGGTCGATGGCTAAAAATACTTTTTCCAAAACGTCGGCATGGGTCAGGCCGACGAAAAGACTGTTTTCATTATTGGCTTCATAAGCCTCTTGGCAATCATTTGCCAATAAACACGGTGGGCAACGATGGCCAGAAGGGAGATTGAGACCGAATAATTCACAGCTGATTTGTGTCATCTTAATCCTGCTTTCTTTGTTTATTGCGCTTAATCCGAACAAACAATCCGTTTGATCTCAACCGTTTTTGTGCCCACGGTCTCGACCCGGCAACTGGCGCCGTCGGCGTAGTCGGCGTCGACGACAACGAGAAGATGCGGGGGAAAATCGTACGGAGAGATTGGTTCGTCCCGGCGGAAATAATCAATAAAAATGTCCCCGTCATCATTCACAAATTGACGGGCTCGCTGCCAGCCACTGCCAATGGCCCGCCGCATCTGTCTGAAGTTTTCCCGGCCCGGGGCGATTTTGATGGCCAGGCCTTCGGATACGTAGGCATCCCGCACTAAGCCGTCCGGCAGGTCAAGCAAGCCGTGTTTATCGGCCCACTCGATGGCCTGTTCAGTTTTTTTAATTCTCTTTCGCTCTTGGTCTATTTTGTGATTGATAATAGTATTACTCATTGTTGCACTTTTTTGCGTATTTAATGCAGTGTATCGTTTGTCCATTTTGTGCCTCCGGTTACTGTTTGCTTGCTTTACTCACTTAACTAACTACAAAAAGGGGGCAATGTCAACCCCTAAATACCCAACGTTCGTTGAAATTTTTATTTCACAAAACCCAGCCACCGCAGGACCAAAGCGACGGCCATCGCGCTGGCGTCAATCACGCGGGCAATTTTGACGATGTTTATACCTGCAAACCACATCACCTGGATTTCCTCCTTTTTCAATTTGAGCAACTCTTGCGCCTCTTGTTGGACTCGTTCGGTCGGCCCTGGCGACATAGCTCCGCCGGTCGTCATGGCGGAGCGTCGGGCGATTCCGGTCATTTATAGTTCCTCTTTTTTGGCAGCCTGCCATAATTCGGCTGCATCTTTCATAGTGCCACCGCCACGAATGACGGCGCCAACGTGTGCATTGTACGCCGATTGGCCACGCCTGGTCTTCAATTCAGATAGAATCTTCTCAAGCAATTCGGCAATATAGATTAATAAAAACTGTGATAGTTGCGACTCTTGCGACCAGTAAGACTCCAGTCCTCTATTCTGAGCAAGTGCTTGTTTTGCCTTCGTTATTTTCTTTACTTTTGCCTTCATGATTTCCCTTTTCTACACCCATTCTACCGGAATAGTCCCCCGGCGCGGCTTCGGTTGCTGATTTCCAAACGCCCAACGTAGCCCCGCTTCCTTTTCAGCCTCCGTGATTGTTACGGGCTGCATCTCAACCGGGGTCTGTCCGAGCATTTTTATTATGCTCTCCCCGATATTGGGGGCTTTGTAAACCGGACCGATGGGGTCATCGTAGCCCAGCGCGCTGGCGACGGTTTCGTCTGAGGCATTATCAGGTAATTCTACCATTTTTTCAAGCGACGGGCAGCCGCACCTACGCCAACCCTGCCTGCAGTTCTTACAGATATCTGAGCGGGCAGGGACTTGGGGGGCCGCCGTGGTATGGGTAAGTCTCGTATTTAGTAATTGCATCCCCGCTACAATAGACTTAGCCGCCGCGTCCGTTTTACCGGCCAGGATTTGAGCGGCAATAATTTGGACGGTGGTAGAGCGACGGCGGACTAATTGACGAAGTTGATTAATATGATGTTTTTCCATTACGCCACCGCCATACTGTCGCTAGGGCAGCGGAGGCTATGCAGTCTCTTTGTGGCGATGGCATCATTGTACATAAACCAGGCCGTACTTTGGTGTGTGGCATAATTAACGACCTGACCGTCAAGCCACACCTCGTATTCTTTTATTGCCGGGTTGTAGTGTAACCCGTCCGGCCTGCTTTGGGTTTGACTTTGAGTGGTATAGTGTGGTATACTTTTTTTAGACATTTATCACTCCTGTTTAGTGATTTTTGTTAGCCCTCGCTGAGCGTTAGATCCGCTCGTCGGGGGCGTTTGTTTTTTAAATGTAAGGGAATTATATCAGGAATTTCTCTATGTGTCAAATTAACTTGATAGACTTGACACTATGCAAAAGCGATGTATAATATCATCACTATGGAAAATAAAATACCTGAAATTTTGAGCGATAGGGGTCTAACTATCTCCGACCTACACGCCATGATAATTCGAGGGGGTGACAGATTTAGCTATACTGGCCTGCTTGAATTAGCCAAGCCAACTGCTGGGCCATTGGCCGATGGTGTAAAGATCGGCACATTAAGAAAGATTGCTTTTGCATTGGGCGTAAAGGTCAGGGATTTGATCGGGGAAGAATGAAACACGAACTAAAAACATGGTGCATCAGGGCGGGGCTTACGAAAGGCAACCTAACACTTGAAAAAGAAATATGATGTAACATACGAAATTGTTAATCTTAAAACACGCAAAACAGAAGAACGTATTTTTGTATCTGAAATTGATTACAAATCTGCATTAGCAATTAAACGCAATCACAAAAAGATTTGCGCGATGCGCGTCAAACGTTCCGCCCAGCAATAGCAATGGTACGCAACCAGTCTTCGGGCGGGGGCTGATTCACTTCTGGCCCCGGAACAATTGAGTCTATTTTAATATGTGGTTGTGGCGCACTGGCAACGCCTGGGTCATGAGCGTGAGGAATCGAGACGACAGCGCGCATTGTCACGATTTCAAAAAAGCAGACAGCCGACCGGATGGATGCCCGGAAGCGGGTTCGACTCCCGCCAGCCACACATGCCATACAAATGAAATGGAGCGACAATGAGGTCCAGCGATCTTGGCTGTGCGTTGGTTATAGTAGCGTATTTGGTCATGTTGACAATCCTAATTCTGTCTGGACATCTCATGGGTGGGTATTCTTTTTTATAATTTTCCCCATCTTTATACTTTCAGCAATGGGAATAGATAATGAGAGATAGCAAGAGGAAGGCGGTAAAACCTTGAAAGAAATACATATTCAGAAAATTTTAGAGGATCATAAGCTTTGGCTGCTAAATAAAGATGGTGAGCAGGCTGACTTGAGGTGGGCAAAACTGAGCGGGGCCAACCTGAGCGGGGCCAATCTGAGCGGGGCCAATCTGAGCGAGGCCGATCTGAGAAGGGCCGACTTGAGCGGGGCCGACTTGAGCGGGGCCAACCTGATCGGGGCCAACTTGAGGTGGGCCAACCTGAGCGGGGCCGACTTGAGCGGGGCCAACCTGACCGGGGCCAATCTATCCAGGACAAGTTTTTGTCAGGCTACTTTGGATGGGGTAGTCTTAAGGCCAAAAGACATTGGTGGGCCAGGACATATACTATGCGCACTCACAAAACAAGAATGGGATATGATACGAGATAATAGGGAGGATAATGGCCGATGACAACCAAAAAAAATCCGTTTTGGTCGGGGTGTTGAATGGATAAAACGGAAGCACAAAGACAGTTAGCCAAAGAATCCGACAAAACCCTTGAGCGCAATTTTGATACTCTTTGGGCCTGGCTTAATGGTCCAGAATTACAATCTGAGTTTAAATTTCATCCCTCTCGAAAATGGAGATTTGATAGGGCCTATCCATCTCTAATGATAGGCATAGAGATCGAGGGCGGCACCTGGTCAGGCGGGCGACACAATCGTGAGCCAGGGTTTACTAATGATTGCGAGAAGTACAACTCGGCAGCCCTCATGGGCTGGAGGGTGTTTAGATTTTCTGGCCCAATGATGAACGATCCAGGCAAATACATTAAACCCATTGCCGATTTTTTAAGCGAGTGGCATGGAGGTCAGGATGGGTAAATACCATCTCCCAAAGATTAAGCCGGCGACAAAAAACCTCTGACCTCGTTGTCGAAAGGAACATATGAAACACATCGGAAGTTTTTCGACTGGCTTATCGTCAGCACTCACAATTGAACGGATGCTAAACCGATACGGCGAAGAAAATTGTGATATTGTCGGGATGGATACGCTTTGCGAAGACGACGACAATTGGCGTTTCGCTTCAGAGTGTGAAGCTAGGTGGGGAAAGACAATAACCGTCCTATGTGATGGACGCGACCCGTACCAGGTGGCTGAGGAGAAAAACATCATCCCCAATCAGAAAATAGCCCCTTGTACATTTAAACTAAAAATAGAAGTTTTCCAAAAATACTTACTGAGGTTCAACGAACCACTAACCATCCATATAGGCTACGACATTTTTGAGGCTCACCGATGCGACGCCACCCGCGACAACTACGAAGCTGAGGGATACGCTGTTGACTTCCCATTGTTCTGGAAACCGATTGAACACCGACCATACTCACAGGTAGTACGAGATGACTGCGCCCACCAGAGGCGTTAGCACATCGAGCCTAATTGCTAAAGTTGAGTTTGGACAAGCGTTAAAATGGCACCCACCAATATCGCAATTGTCCAAGAATACACCTCTAGAGTTAGGCTCTTTTAGGCTGCACCGACAAGGACCATTATCAATAGATCGCCCGGCGATCAGAAAGGCAGGCACAAATGGATGCGCATAGAGTTTTATTTCTTGATAAGCAGTACCAACTATTGGATGTGGCCAAGAAGGCAATGGCTTATCTAAAAATTCTCAATGCGGCCAAAGAGGCGCTGGGGGTATCAACTCACGAGGAGATCCCGGAGGCGATTCACCAGTTGAAAAAATGCGGACTGTTCCACGGATTGATCGGAATAATCAATGAGCAGCAGGAATTGATAAGCCTGCTGATTGACGAACGTCCGAAAACGGAAAAAACTAAAGAGATTAAGGCCGCGATGGAGAGAATTATCGGAAAAACGGAAACGGTACGCAACCAGGCCAGCTTTGCGTTAAAAAGTCTGGCTAACTAATTATTCTAAAGGAACTGATCCATGACGACAAATCAAATATTTCTTCACTGGCGTGATCTGGCGCCCAGCCCGCTGAACCGGCTGGTGCGGGGCGAGATCGACGACGATGCGCCGGACATCGCCTACGACAGGGAACAAAAAACGATCAGCGAGCAACTCAAACGCCTCCGGCAGGCCCTGACCGCCCATAAAGCCCGATTTAAAGATAATGGCCAATTCAGCCACGTGGGCGAATTGAACGAAGTCAGCCGGGAGTTAGAGAGCCTGATTGGGTTTTTGAAAAGCAGCACGCCATGAAAATACAACTCATGCTGGCCACCAACAACCCGTGCAACGGCCTGCCGTCCGGTCAGGCCGCCAGCCTCGAGATCCCCAACCTGATCTCCCTGGAGGGCGAGCCGGTATCCTGCGATTTCGTGAGTGACCACCTGTTAGAGCTGGACGGCATCCGCTTCAGCATCTATGGCCACACGCCCTGGGCCGGTAATTGGTGCTGGACCGGCTGCCACATCGACGCCGGCAACCTTGTCCTGATCCTCGACCGACTGCGGGGCCAACACTGGACCTGCACCGAAGCCGAGTCGACACTATTCCGGATATATAAGACCGGCGGGTACATCGCCCCCAGGTGGCTGGAGCGGTTGTACGGCGACCGGGTCACCTGGACCGACCGGCTTTACATCCACCGGCTGGATTTGCAGGAGTGGTGGTACGAGTCGGCCAGCCGCGCCTATCTCCGCCAGGAGCGACACCGCCGCCAGGCCCGGCGCTGGCTAGAGGCCGGCGACGCCACGGGCCTGGTCTGCCGGCTGATGTTCGAGCTAAATCGTCACGCCCGTAGATACCGGTACTCCGCCCGGCGCAAAACCATCTACGAACTGAAAAACCGGCTGGTCCGCCACCTGTACGAACAAGATTATTGCCGGAGCGTCTCGTTCCAGAAGCAAGAGCTTGAATGCTGGAGTTGTCACGGCGCCGGGCAATATGATGATACGTCGACTTGCTGCTACAAGTGCGACGGCACGGGGGTGTACCGGACGTATTGGCTCTACAGGTTCGTCTTTGCCATCGGCAGCCGGCATTACATCTGGCATCAACCCAAACCGCTGGTCGATTGGCAACTGGGAACCGTTACCGGGGATTGGCAGAGTAAGTACACAGGGCCGGTTGGCAATTCTAAAGAGCTTGACCAGGCAGCCCTCGATCTTTACCTGGTCACGCTCTACGAGTACCTGGTGGAGTTGACCGGTGGTGACCTGCCACAGTTGGAGACATTCAAGGGAGCCATAAAGAAGGATTTTGGCCGCCGCCTCGAACTCTGGTGGTGGCGCAGGAAGCGGGATCTATCGGTGCTGAAGGATCGGGCGGACCGGGTCAGGCATTTCCTGGCCACAGGCGATTGGCCGGTCACGGTATCGGAAGACGAGATCCCGTTTTAGAACATCAGGCCCATAGGCGGCCACAACAGCCTATCCGCCCACCAGACGCCCCCAAGGGCACGGACGCCTCCCCCGGCGAGAAACCGGGGCCTGAATAGACAGGCACGAACCCCCACCGGCAGGCAGGGCGGCACTACGCCGCCCTGCTCAACGGCAAGATTTTGGTGCTTGAGCCGGATAAGCTCAGAGAGGCCATGCCGGAATTGAAACAGCGGTTCCGGGAGGTGCCGACGGCCAATAATCAGAATGAGGGTTACAGAACCTGGGGCTTGATCGTGCCGTTGCATGAGGCCGAAGAAATAGCCGCGCGGGTGATCGAGGTCTGGGCGGTGGATGAAAGGGAGTTTGCCTGATGGGGTCGACAGTTGACTTGATCTATTGCGCTGATGGCAATGCCCGGTTTGCCTCAATCGCTATTGGGGCCGAATTCACATACGGAGCGCAGCTTCCCAACACTGTCTACTTTCGGCCCGATTTCGTAGATCAGGATTGGAAAAATCCAAACTTGGAGCGATACATGGTGGCATTAGCGCAACACCGTCCCCGTCTGGCCACCGTGCTGGATTTGGAGAGGTGGGAACAATTGGCGAGGGTGATTTGGTGGGCCGTGATTGCAGCGCAATATGTTACAGAAGCGATTATTATCATACCCAAAATCACTGGGGTTATTGAGCATCTGCCGACCGATATAAACAACATTCCAATACGGTTAGGATTCAGTTGGCCGACTGGACATGGAATTGAAAATGACAAAGCGTGGATATTGGCCCACCCTGAATGAGAAAGACGGTCAGAAATGGGGAAATGGTGGTAAAAATGCAGACGCGCCATACGAAGCATTTCGGCGCAGTTGTAAGGCCATTGTAGATATGTGGCAGGGATCGCTAGGCAATGATTTGCAACAAAAGCTATTCTAACCAGACCGTTCCAGGCGATAGATTGGAATTGATCTAATGGCCGGCTTATTATGGTTCGCCGGCATATGTTTCGTCCTTCTGGTGATCTATTTTTCTGGCCCTGGAACAATGTCTCAATCTCAATGGAATTTGACATCTAAGTAGTTTTGATTTATAATATCTGTACTTAACAAATCGAGTTTGGCGACTCGTAACCCAGGACAGAAACCGCTTTTTTGGGGTTTCTATTTGTCAACCTGTTACCTGGACAGGTCGCCAACTAGAGACAAGTAGAAACCCCACAGGGGCGGTTTTTTGTTTCCATAAAAGTTAGAAAGGCTAAGATTTTGCCCACCTCAAAGCCTGGATTAAAGCAACGGGGACAGATTGTTATTATTGGCTAGAGAAGGCAGAGGTTAAGTCAAGGGATGAATCATGAGCGGTAAAATAATGGGAATTGCCTGGGAGGGCAAACTTCCCCAAAATGAGAAATTTGTACTTTTAGCCTATGCCGATCACGCAGATCATGAAGGCAATGGGATATTTCCCTCAATTGGGTTAATAGCCTGGAAAACTGGTTACAGTACCAGGAATGTGACTAGAATAAAGCAGGGTTTAATCAAAAAAGGCATTCTAGTTCAGACGGGCACAAAAGACAGCGGGACGCAGATATACAGAATAGACACAGAAAAGATTCCAAAGTTGCCTGATAGAAAACGCAATTTTTTAAGTAGTGACAATTTGTCACCCCATGACAATTTGTCACCCCCCCCTGACACCCGTGTCACCCCCCCCCTGACACCCGTGTCACCCCCCCATGACATAGCTATGTCACCCGAACCGTCATTAACCACCAAAGAAACGTCAGGGAACCAGCCCCCTAAAAATCCCTCAAAATACACCACCCAACAACTCCTTTTCGGCAAGCTGGCCCTAATTTGCAAAATCGACCTCGACCTGATGACCCCCAACCAAGAATCCGTCCTTACCAACACCTCCACCCGTCTCGACAAGGCCGGCGTTCAGCCTGACCAAATAGATTCATTTGCCACCTGGTGGGACGCCAATGACTGGCGCGGCCAAAAGGGGAGTCCGCCGACGCCGGGGCAAGTAATTGAAACCTGGGGCCAGTTCAAGGCGAGCCAGGGGCCGGGAAAGAAAAGAGGTCAACGTTCGTTCAGTAAAGAGGAGTTGGCAACCATCGAGCGGTTACGGGCGATGGATGAGAAAACAGCGTTCAGGATGTGATTTTATCAGCGAGGAGTCAACTATGGATACTCAAGAAATGGAACAACAATATTGTGAGGACAACCACTGCAAAAAATGCGGACTGTTCCACGGATTGATCGGAATAATCAATGAGCAGCAGGAATTGATTAACCAGCTTATTGACGAACGTCCGAAAACGGAAAACACTAAAGAGATTAAGGACGCGCTAAACCGAATTATCGGAAAAACGGAAACAGTACGCAACCAGGCAGGCTTTTTTGCGTTGGGGCCAGGGGAGCTTGATTGATGAATGAACTCGCCCTCTTCGCCGGTGCAGGCGGCGGTCTGCTGGCCACTCACCACCTGCTTGGCTGGCGCTGCGTTGGCTACGTGGAAATGGCTGAATACACTTGTAAGGTGTTGGAGGCAAGAATCAATGACGGACTATTGTCCAAAGCACCAATCTTTCAGATGCACACCAAAGACTTTATCCGACTCGGACTCGCTGAAAAATATCGAGGCGTGGCTGACGTCATTACTGCGGGATTTCCCTGTCAGCCGTTCGCAATTGGAGGCAAACGGCGAGGCGCTAACGATGACCGCAACGCCTGGCCCGATACCATTCGCATTATTAGAGAAGTCAAGCCGCAATGGGTTTTCCTGGAAAACTCTCCAAACCTCCTTTCAGTTCAGCATCAAGGGACAACTCCCCCCTACATTCAGCAGATCATTGGAGAGTTGGCCTCAAGCGGGTATGTGGGACGATGGGGCTGCCTATCGGCTTCTACTTTGGGAGCCGACCACAAACGGAAACGGGTTTGGATTGTTGCCCACGCCATTGGCCAGGGACGGAAAATCATTCTACGTGGTCACACGCAAAGCAGCCAAGCGACGAGTTATGCGCCAGAAGCCATTGAAACAACTCCATTGGATACACTATGGAGTCGTTTATCACGACTTGAGGAAAGGCTGGGCGAACCCTCGGTTCTCCGAGATGATGATGCTCTGGCCCATCGGGTGGACCGACTTGAAGCCGCTGGACAAGGCCAAGTTCCAGCAGTGGTTGCAGAAGCTTGGCGGTTGCTGATGGAGTAGCAGCGCCCGCCCCTATTCTCGGGGTCGGGTCGCCTAGAGAGGGCCGAGCGCAGCAGGGCGGGAGGCGGGGTTTGACGGGGAATTTTTTCTAACACGATTGCTGAAACCACTAGAATACGCCATAGCGCAAAAGGAGATCAAAATAATGACAACCAAAAACCAAAAACAATTACCCGCTGTAGTTCCTGACAAGCTACAGCCCCACAACGTGGAGGCTGAGGAGGCGGTGATCGGCTCGCTACTCATCGACCCGGACGCCATTATCCGGGTGGCTACGTTCCTGAACGGCCCGGATTTCTTCATTGAGCGACACGGCATGGTCTTTGACGCGATTCAGGCGTTGAGCGCCCGCAATCAGCCCGCTGACCTGGTTACTCTGGCCGATGAGTTAGAGCGCCGGGGGGAGCTGCGGGAGGTTGGAGGGGGGGCTTATTTGACGAGCCTTATCAATCAAACTCCAACCTCGATTCACGTGGAATATTACGGGCGTATTGTTGAGCGCTGCGCTGTCCTGCGGCGGCTGATAAATGCGGCAGGCCAGATTTCCAGATTGGCCTACCGGGATCAGGAGGCTGACGCTATGGAGGTGGTTAATCGGGCCGAGGAGATCATTTTTAATGTGTCGCCTGGCGGGGACAAACATGGGTTACAGCATGTAAGTGTAGCGGTGCAGGAGCTACTAGATCAAGTAAATTATTTACAAAATCATAAGGGCCAGGTTGTGGGGCTACCCACCGGCCTTACTGACCTGGACAAGCTGATAGGCGGCTTGCAGCGTTCAGATATGGTCGTGGTGGCAGGTAGACCGGGGATGGGAAAATCGAGTCTTTCCCTGAATGTAGCCCACCATGCGACCCGGAAATTAAACAAGCGAGTAGCTATTTTTAGCCTGGAAATGTCAAAAGTTCAGTTAGTGCAGCGGCTAGTCAGCGCAGAGACGGGTATTGATAGTTTTCGTATTCGCGTGGGTGACATCCGAGGGAATGAATGGCCGACATTTATAGCAGCGTCTAAGATAATCCACGACGCGCCTATTTTCATTGACGACACCCCGGCTATCTCGGCGATGGAGCTTAGGGCCAAAGCTCGCCGTTTGCATGCCGAGTATGGCCTTGATTTGCTCATTGTGGACTACCTACAACTGATGACTGGCGACCGCAAAAGCGAGAATCGGCAACAGGAGATTAGCTATATCTCACGCTCGATCAAGGCCCTGGCCAGAGAGTTGAATATCCCGATTCTTGCTTTGAGTCAATTGTCAAGGGAGTGTGAGAAGCGGCATGACAAGCGGCCACACTTGAGCGATTTGAGAGACTCCGGAAGCATCGAGCAGGATAGCGACGTGGTTATCTTTATCTATCGTGATGACGTTTACAATCCTGATACTGAATTTCCAGACCTGGCCGAGCTTATAGTGGGGAAACATCGAGGCGGGCCGACAGGTATGTTCTCTGTGTATTTCCGTAAGCCGCTTTGCCAGTTTGTTGATCTGGAAATCCATCACCAACAACTTGAACCCGCCCCCGGCACGCCGGCAGCCAACGGCAACGGGCGCGGGCCTGCGGGGCCTGCGGTGACTGGGAACGGGACGATTGTCAGGGAAAAGAGGTTGTAAATGGTGCGACCCAGGCAACTATCGTTTTTTGACAATGAACGTTTGGGAATTGATAGCTCAATTGAGTTGAGCTTGTCCAGTCTCAGAGAATACGGCCATGCCTCACCGCGGTGCGGAGAAAGTAGGCAAGACAAATGAAATATTATGATGTAACATACGAAATTGTTAATCTTAAAACACGCAAAACAGAAAAACGTATTTTTGTATCTGGAATTGATTACAAATCTGCATTAGCAATTAAACGCAATCACAAAAAGATTTGCGCGATGCGCGTCAAACGTTCCGCCCAGCAATAGCAATTAACCCGACCATCTTCCCGACTTAACCAGTATTCGCACAGACGAACGTTAAAAATAAATTCGTCCAGATAGCTATCGTATCCCGCAGCGAGGAACAATGACCGTCAAATGGGACGCAGAAAACGAAAACGGGACAACTATTTACAGACTGCGACCTGAATTTTGCCACCAGGAGGTAGAGGTTACGATTCGTCCGGTGTTTACTCACTGGACGTTTGTCCTGAGAAATCGCCGCAACTGTCCAATGAGCAACGATGAGATTTCGCGCGAGGCCGGGGAGTATGAGCCGGGCACGTTGTACGGTGGGCGGCCTGACACCTGGAAAAATTTGCAGACGGCCAAGGCCAAAGCGCAGGGAGCGGCCGGGGATCGGTTGTATCTATCACGCTGTGGGATAACGTTCAAAAATGGGAAGTGTGAAAATGGAAACGGCAGGTAGGGAGAGCAAAATGAACGAGTTTCAAATCATCGTCGCCGATCCTCCGTGGCGCTTTAAAAATTGGTCAATGTCTCAATTAACCCAACGCGGGGAGAAATGGGCCAGGCGCAATGGTCGCAGCCCTTACCCGGTGATGACGACAGAGGATATTTGTAAAATTCCTGTTTGGGAAATTGCCGCAAAGGATTCATTGTTGTATCTGTGGGCTACGTGGCCTAAAATGATGGATGCTTTACAGGTGATGGACTCTTGGGGATTCGAGTACATCACCCAGGCATTCACCTGGATAAAACAGAATCCTTCCGGTTGCGGTTGGCATTTCGGCCTGGGTTATTACACGCACGGGAATAGCGAAGTGGTTTTAATTGGGAAAAGGGGAAAAGGGGTCAAAAGAGTCGACAAAGGGGTTTCAAGCCTAGTGATCTACCCCAGAGGGCAGCACTCAGCCAAGCCGCCGACAGTCGCCAGTAGAATTGAGCGACTACACGGTGATGGTGTGCCGAGGGTTGAGTTATTCGCCCGCCGTCCTGTGACGGGGTGGTCAACTTGGGGGAATGAGGTAGAGCTATCCCCAGGAACGGAACCCCTTTGGGATTATGTTGCTCCCCCATACGAGGCCATTGTAGATGAAGATGAGTATAACGGCCTCCCTCCAGAACAGGAAGCAAATATGCCAAATGGGGCATATGAGCCGGGGGAGCAAATGTTGTTGGTTTGAGAGATGTGTCACTAATGATAGTCAGAAAGCCTGATTGATGATAACCTTTTATTGCGGTATCAATGAAACAGCTTGGAATCACCACCGGACAGCCCCAGAGGCAAATTTGCCTGTATAGCCCCCGTATATGGCTCGTCTGAGGTGACGAGGGCCGAGGTAAGGTGCAGATGAGCCGCGAGGTCGCCACCGAGTTTGTTGAGTTACTAAATTTATCGAGGCCAATGTTCGATCATTGGATTGAGAAAATATAGGAGGATTAAATGAGATGGCGAAGCAAGACGAAGGGCTGCCGAGACAGAAAGGTAAAATGGTGGCGTTTATGGCTGGAATTGTGGGTGAAATAATTTCATATACCACCTATTCAATATCTGCACCTTCTCGCTCATCCCAAAACGATATTAATATTTATTGACAAAAACACCATCTGCAACAGTAACAAGCTCCACGTCTTGCGCTTACTGAAATAGACTATCAGCAATAGATTTGAGATTATGTAACACCCCGCACCTACTTGGGGGTTGTTAACTATTGTCGCGTTACCTACTACGGCCAAGATTGCTGCTATCCAGTCCATTGCACACTCCTATTTTGAATTTAGGAGTGATTTAGTTGTGTCTTATTTGGTTCTTGGCCCCGGCTTGGGCCTGCCTGGTAAAGTCTTCAACTGGCCCACCTCAATGTGATGCGTGCCACCAAAATAGGTTGACTTTAGCCACCCCTTGTCAATCCATTGCTGGACGGTACGTCGCGTGACGATGAATTTTTTGGCCACCTCTGCTACAGTCATGTAATGGCCTTCTGTAAAAAATGTAGGCATCATAGCACCTCAATCAATGTCATAATTTCAGTGAGTGCGGAGAAACTTGCAGCCATCTTTGACCAGGCCGTAAGCGATTCCGGTAAAAAACCGGTCTCCCTTAAAGGCCGGGTAAGCCTGGCCCCCGGTCAGGGTAATGCCCTTTTGGGCTAGTTGTCGGACGATTCGGCCTTCCCGGTTTGCCGGGTGACAAGTTAGGCTGAATGCCTGATCATTGCTTGTTATTAAGGCGTGGTTGAAATAAAGACACTCTTTTGGCATCCCTGTAATCAATCCAGCCACGTTGACCATTTTCCCAATCTACAAAGAAACCGTTTGATCCGATTTCTAAAACCATACCAAGGTCGTCGGGATTATTATCCCACATCACCGCTGTCATCTTCAGTAATCGCTTCGCTTCGTTTGTTGACATTTTATTCTCCTTACTTAAAATTTACGCCCTTCTCCTCGCCTGCAAGTTTCCGCCGACTTGCTTTGATTGTCGCGTGACTGGCCGAAAGTAACCAATCGAGGCGAGGAGGAGAGCGGGAAGCTCTCGTTACCCCCACAATGTGGGGAATTGATTGTTAGTTGACTTCATCATAGATGTTTTTGGCCAGATCATCGTTGTTGTCGCTGGTGAACATTAAGTTGAGCGCATCTTTGACTTGCTGTAATGTTTTTCCGGCAAATTCACTAACTACCTGTTGCCAATTCTCGGCTCCTACGCTGTCAATAATATAATCTTGCTTATCTAACATTTTATTCTCCTTTTTGCTATTTCAGTGAGTTTATCTCTCTGAACTGTCTATATAATACCACATTTGGTACTAATTGTCCACCCAAAGTTTCGCTGAGTGAAACAAAAACAGACGAATTTCGATAACTTTAAGGTTAGCCCCTAAACGCGCCTTAATGAAATAATTTTGACTTGCATAGTCGTTTGTGATAATATTATTATAACATCATAATTCCACAAATTTAGGAGGTAAAAATGAAGTTAAGTTTGATTTTGGTGAGTATCTTTGTTCTCATGTTTATGGTCAACCCATTCTTTATGCCGGTGATGGCTCAGGAGCAACCGGTGAGCCAATTCGAGTCACCGGTTCCGCCCGTTGAAGAGCCAGAACCAGTTGCTCCTGGGATTGACTGGAAACAAATTCTCGATGACCTATTTGCTGGTGAGTCTATGGTTGAAGCGGTAGAACTGGCAATTGCGGCCTTACTGGGGCTGTTCGGCCTGGGTAATCTAACTCAGGTTATTGTCAATGCCCTCAAAAAGATAAACTGGGGCCTTTTGACGCTTGGGCAAAAGGAGAAGCTGGGTGGCGAGGTGGCCGAAGTTGTCGCTTATTTGGTGGCCGTCCTGCTGACATATGTCTCTACCAATTTTTTGCTGCCATTGGCGGACAAGATAGACACGCTCGGCATCTTCGCAATTGGGGTGACAGTGTGGGCCTTTGCAAGGCAGATATACTTTAACAGAAAACGAAACGCCTAGCCTCATATCCAGGAGGCGCAATAAACAATATTCTGCCTCTCTGTTAAATTCAGGGAGGCAGTTTGTTTTTTAGGCCGAGAAATTATGAACAGGTGGAAACGCAGAGCCAGGGCGCTGGCCCGACTTGCCGAAGATCAATGCGGCAAACCAGAGGGTGACGCTGCCAGAGCAAAACTGCTTGAGATGGTTAATAAATATCCTCAAGCCAGAGATTATGAGGCTGTTCAAGAATTGGCTCAACGTGACTTTTCAATGGCAGATTTTGGCAATATGAAACGACAGGGTATCTCAACAAGCGGCAGTTGGACGGGAACAAATTTGGCAAATGCACTCAAGATAATGGTAGAGGATTACCGGCAAAGGCGGGCAAACCACAAGCCACGACTACCGGAGGGCCGATGAAAGCTCTTTTCGCTTTAGCCATAACCGCATCACTAATCGTACCATTCCCCCCGCGTTTCTTCTATTATGTCGTTGAGCCGGGCGATACCCTTTGGGACATCTCCTCCCGTTACCTTGGGGCCGGCTGGCGTTACCCAGAGATAGTAAAACTCAATAGTCGTCAGATTTTGGATCCAGATTTGATATATCCAGACCAGGTGTTTATCATACCAGACGAGTGAGGGAAATGAATATTTCAAATCCTGAAATAATTATAGTGGCATTGATAACAGCTACAGCTTCAGCCATAACCGGCGCTTTGACTTGGCTATTTGGTCGTCGCAAAAGCGACGCAGAGATAGCAGAAATTTCCGCCAGAGTTTACAATACTCTGGTCGAAGACTTGGAAGGTCGAGTCGAGAAACAAGGCGAGACCATCAAAGACCAGGGCAAGATGTTGGAAAAAATGCGTATTTACGTTGAAAAATTGGAGCAACTGCTTTTGACGAACAACATAATCAAACGTCACGAACTGGAAGAAATTAAGGGAACCATAGGGTTATGAAGATAGTTCTTGTATGCCTGATACTCGCGGTCTTATCAGCATTACAGTATCGTGTGATTTTGCGCGGTCGATGGTATGTCGAGAAGCCCATAAAAATACCCAACCATTGGGCCGGCCATGCAGTGATTGGGATTGTTGTCGTGGTAAGCCTAAATCGTATGTTTCTTGATATGCCACTCGAGATCTACCGATCCCTATTTGTTACGTTTTTATCTCCTTTTATGTTTATTTATATGGCAAGCCTTAAATCGTGGCGAATTTATACAGATATTGCCCCGGCGATTTTGGGAGTGCTGACAAAGCTTAATGAGTTGAAACCTGGCAATCCTGGGGTGTAGGTAAAAAAATGACCAAGCCAAAAATCACAATCATCAAGATGGCGGATTTAAAGCCAGACGGTGCCAATGCGAATGAGGGTACTGAACGCGGTCGGGAAGTGCTTAGAGATAGCGTCAGGGAATTTGGAGTAGCCGAGGCTGGAACACTGGACAAAAACGATAGAATCGTCGGTGGAAATAAGAGATTTGAAGCCTACGGCGAGGCTGGCATGGATGATGAGGTTATTGTCATAGAGGTTGATGGCAAGCAGCCAGTCTACATCAAGCGAAATAACATTGACCTGAAGACCCCGGAGGGCAGACGCCTGGCGCATATGCTGAACCGGTCACATGAGCTTAGTTATACTCTGGACGTAGATCAATTATTTGTAGACATAGATGGCGTTGAGTTGAAAGATTTATGGGGCGAGGATGAGTTGGCGGGGCTGTTTGGGGCGATTTTGCAAGATGCTGAACCCTCTAAGGGCGGCAGATCGTTGGGTGATAAAAAAAAACAAATAAAGCCCGTCTTGTACGTGGACGAGGTAAAGATATTCGAGTTGGCAATCAGGGCTACCGGTGAAAAGAACCGGGGGCAGGCACTAATCAAAATATGCGAGGCATATCTTGGGACAGAGGGACAATTCGACATTGGCCTTGAAAATATCCTTGAGACGTAATTTACTCAAGGAAATAGAATCCCCTGTGGTCATGGAGACGCACGGCGGTAACGGTGTTTTGTGGCGTCGCTGTTATGATAGCGTACCCGATGGTGTTGTTTTTGAGAAGGACGCCAAAAAAGCGGATATACTAGGTAAGCAGCGTCCGTGCTGGGCAGTGTATGAGGCTGACTGTATAAGTGCAATTTCCGATGGAGTAGGAGGGCACCTGGACATCAACTTTGTGGATTTTGATCCATACGGCGAACCCTGGCCAGCGATTGACGCATTTTTTGAGAGTGAACGCCCACGGCCTGATAGGTTGGCGGTGGTGGTGAATGACGGGTTAAGAGGAACATTAAAAATCGGGGCATGGAGTGTAAAATCTATGACCGAAGCCGTTGAAAGATACGGCAATAGCATCTACCATGACTATCTCAAAATCTGCCAAGAATTACTACAACAAAAAGCGGCCCAACGAGGCTACAAGTTAACTCGTTGGGCCGGGTACTATTGCGGCCACGCCAAAGAAATAACTCATTATGGCGCGGTGTTTGTTCTTTAGTTGTGTTGAGGGACGCGCCTGGGGTTGTGATAGCCTTCGGGCAAGTACTTCTGCAAGTCTCTTTTAACATAGTGTGTTGCATTGAGACTATTTAACAATTCAATAACCTCACCCGTGAAACGCTTCCAGTCTGTGGTTTTGGTTAACTTATGATAGTTGACCCGTCCGACTTTATAGAGACTTACAAAACCGTGAGTTTGCCTGATTATTTCCAGGGTGGTTTCGGTGTCGATGACCGGTTCAAGGGAGACCCAGGTAAAGATACCGGCGTCGTGAAATTCCTTTAGGGTATCGATTCTGTCTTGAGGTAGGGCAGCGGCTGGCTCCCACTCTTTGGATACATCTGGGTCAAGACTGGTCAGGGTGCTGGCGAAGGCATCGCGGTTTGGACGGAAAAGGTCAAGATCGCGGAGGGCACGAGAGCCACCTTTTGTCAATGTGCATACTGCAAGCCCGAAGGCTTGTAGGTTTATGATTGTGGTGCGGGTCAGGCTGTTTGTGATGGGGTTGTAGGGGTCTGTGGTAAAGCTGAGTAAGACCTGCTCAGTGATCCCGGCGGCCTCGTACTTGGCAGCATCCTTTTGAAGCTTTTGGATGAAGCCTGACCTGGGGGCGGCCGTGGAGTCGAATTCCTGGCGAGACATTCGGAGGACGGCGGGAACGTAGCAATACACGCACTTGTGACCGCATCCCCGGTAAGGGTTGCAGGCCAGCTTGGCATACTCGCCGGCCTGCCCTGCCGGGGCGTAGATGTGTGAGCAGCCCTTAATAGAGTGACCGTCGGGGTTGAGTGTAAATTTTGGTTTGATTACCTGGGTTGGTTCAGATAGTAAAGATAGCTGAGTCATTATGATTTCTCCTTGTTTGGTTCGGTAAGTTTGATTTTTCCGTCTGCAATGGCTCGAACAAGTTGACTAATTGAGCCAACCTTACCAGCACCGGTACCGCGAGTTTGCAAAAATCCAAGCTCGCGGGCCTTTGCCTCAAGGCTATTGGATTGCTCGTCTGAAAAATATACTGACGATCTTTTCATTTTCTGATACTCCTTTCGGCCTCTTCTTTTGTAGAGTGGGGGCCTGATATTATTTCGTAAAATTTGGCGATAATGCCAGGGATAGGTTGGCGACTTACCCATTCGTAAGTGTACCAGCCTGGGCAGTTTTTACTCTGCCGGGTTTAACCACCCACCCGGCGAAGGATTAAGAATTATGATCTACATTGTTTACTGACGATGTGGTCGGCCAGGTAATCTCTGGCGGTGTCAATCAACTTGAAGAGGTCAGAGTTTGGCACATCGCCTTCTGAGCATTGGTACATCCATTCTTTGATCTCTTGGTAAGTTTTGATCTGCACAGGAGGCATAACAAATTGGTAATGAAAGTTCAGCGGACGAAATTCTTCGGCTGCCCCTTTACCGTATCGCTCGTTAACTGCCATTACGTTCAGTTGGAACATGTCATTTGCTAATCTGGAACAATCTTCATTACGATTCAGATTATATCCTGCGTCCTCTATTTCTCTGACAATGTGGGTCAGGTGTTTGGTAGCCTTGAAAAAACTTACAATTCTGTTAATAGTATCGTCATTTACTACATATGAACTCATCTTTTGTTTCTCCTTAAAAAGTAATATCTAACTGTAAATATTATAACATACTTATGCCGTAAACACAAGTGGAAGTTTCGCTGAATGAAACAAAAACAAACAAAATTTGATAATTTTAAGGTTAAACGATGTAGGCAAGAGCAGACTTGAGGGCCAGGGCTGCGGCGGTACACTGGTCGCGCTTGAAGTTCTTTCCCAGTGCATTCCAGGCTTCGGCGGCCTGTTGCCAAAAATTGATTTGATTATTAAGTACTTCGTGAGGCTTATTACCGCTTGTTGGCGGGATAGTTGTTGATGGTAGAGGCGGGTCTGCTGGAACTTCTGTTGGTTGGTCGTTGACGCTAATTTGACCGCCAAACAACGGGGCGTCAAACAAGGTGGCCTGGGCCTGCTGCTGGAACAATTCGCCGCAGACTCTACGGAACCATGCCGGGGTAGGGCTGGTGTTGTCTCGAAGCTTGCGGATGGCTAACATTTGGAAGTTGGAGTCAAGGTCGGCTTGGGAAATGATTTGAGCGTAGCCTAGACCAATGTCGCCGGTTCTAACTAAGTCTTGAAGGTCATCACGAAGCTTCAGAAGCTTGAGACGAAATTCAACTCTTACGGAACTGACACCGGCTTGCTTGGAACACTTTTTAGCGTCCCACCCGTAAAGGCTAATCCGGCTGGCGTAAGCGTTGGCCTCGTCGATGGGGTCGAGGTCGTCGCGGCTGACATTTTCGGTGAGCATAACGGCGCTGGCTTCTTCATCGTTGAGGCTAACGACGATACACGGAACCTCTGACCAGTTCAGGAGTTCAATGGCTCGTGTACGACGCTCGCCGGCAACTATCTGGTACATTTCCGTGCTGTCTATATGGCGCACGGTAATCGGCTGAATTAGGCCATTCTCGCTGATACTGTTAGCCAGTTCTTGCAGGGCCTTTGGGTCAAAGCGAGTGCGGTCATTGTTGCCGGGTACTATGAGGGTTGTGTCAATCATTTTGATGTTGGACATTATAATTGCTCACTTTTGCCGTTTGACCAGATGGCTTCTTCTCTCTGAAAAACATCGACTGCAAACCAGAAGTTATCTTCTTCTGCTACGTGGTATTCTATGTGACCTTCTTTGTCGTCACTATAAACGATGAAGTTATCATCTGATTTTAATGATTTTTCTTTTGCTAATTTACTTGCTTTTCCGTAGGTCATAATTTTTGTCTCCTTAAAAAGTAATATCTAACTATGAATAGTATAGCATACTTATGCTGTAAACACAAGTGGAAGTTTCAGTAGGTGAAACAAAAACAAACAAAAATTGATAATTTTAAGGTAAAATACTAAACACAGGAACTGAACATGGCCAGTAAAGAGGCTCTAATGGAACTGAGGCGGTCTCTGATCGCTGCCCTTCTATCTGCTGACCCGAGAATTACGCAACGGCAGATATTGACCGCATTGGAGAGAAAGGGACTATTTAACCCAGATTCGGGGAATCCCTATTCTGTGGGCACCATCAACACGGACATCAAGGTCATAAAAGTGCAATGGCGCGAGCGGGCAGGGATAGATGCAGAGGGCTGGTTGAGCGAGGTTTTGGCCAAACTTGACGAATTGGAAAAAAAGGGCTGGACTACGGGAAAGCCTGATTTGGTACTGAAGTGTATTCAGGAGCGCAATAAATTACTGGGATTGTACTCCCCCTCCAGGCAAGAAATCACCGGTGCCGGTGGCGGCCCGATAAAGACAGAGGATGCAACCCTTACCGACGAAGAGCGAATTAATAGAATTGCAGCCATATTTGACCGGGCAAGAGCTAAACGAGACAGGCAAGCTGACACACAACAAGAAAAGTTGCCAGGCGAATAATTGCATGGTATACTCTCAATGTTCGTGAGTGGTATCAAAATTGTAAAAAACCGTTTTGGGGAGTGCAGGCCACTCGCGAACACCCAAGGCGGTTTTTTTTATTGCGTTGTAGGCGAGGCAGGCGAAGATATGGAAACAAAAGAAGATATGGCAAAGCAGAGCAAAATGACGAAGGGAAAAATTACCATTGACGTGCGTGACTGGCAAAAAGAATTTGCCGAGATAGAGCCGGATTTAACCGGCGATGACCCGATAATTGACCTTGCCCTGACAGGATTAAAACCACAGCAAGCGGGCAGGATGATAACCATCGCCGGAGAGCGTGGTGATTTAAAAGACTTTCCGGGTTCAAAGCTTTTGCTGATGGTCGGGGGAGCTAATTTCTTTAGTAGTCACGTGGCGCGGGCCAAGCGAGAAATTACGCTGAAGAACGGCAAGACCTTTAGCGGTCGGGCCTACATCGCCCCGGCTCGTGAGGTGGCGGGAGAGGATGAGGAGGATCAGTCTGATAATGATACCCATCTACAACATGCTGCCTCATCCCTTCCTGCCTCAAATTGGCTTGATGAGAAAGTAGTCAGCACAATCGACCCGGCTACTTTTGACCGGGCCGTCAGGTATCTTTTCAACCAAGTGACGGGTAATATCTGGAAGCGTTTTTTACACATTGCCGAACACAAGCCGGGTGAAGTGGAACGGATAGCCGGCGAGTTGAAAGATAGGATAGATGAGATGGTAGAGCGGTTGAGTTAGCCAGCCGGCGCGTAATACCCAAGCATCTTGTGCTACCAATCGCAACCGGTGGGGCGGCCACATGCCGCGTGATACCCAAACTTCATGTGCCGCCCCACCTTAAAAGCTTACTGAGGGCCAAATCCTAAGTGATGCCCAGTCCAACGGTGCCCTTGACAAAATCCGAGGTTGAGCCAGGTTGAACGTGATACCCACGATAATTGTGTTCAACCCCGGCTTTTGGAGAGAAGCCAGTAGCATAGTGATACCCATGAAACGTGTGCTTCTCTCCCAAATCAAGGCAATTGGTCTTGACCAGATTAGCGGTGATACCCACCTAGACAGTGAAAGGACAAAAATAATGAACCAAAGTGAATGTGATACCCAGAATCAATGTGTTCAAATTGAAGGCAACAACGGAGAGGGCCAGGAATCCTGTGATACCCAGTTAATGGACGTCCCCTCCGACGATAACGGGACGGGCGTCCATAAAAGTCATGATACCCACTCCCCATGTGACACCCGTCCCGACCCAAAGCCCCGCAAGCATCCCCACCTATGGCAAGCCTATCTATGGTGGTACGAGTTGATGGAAATGCGCAAGCGTCACAACTCGCGTATTTCCTCAATCGAAAATGGCAAGAGCAATCTTGACGCGGGATTTGAACGGGAAATGATAGCGATGCTTCAGCTTGACATCCTGGTTGACCCGAAGAATAAGACCCAGCGAGCTATGTCTGCCAAGCAGATAATGGTGAATTATGGCGAGGCTGTTGGGCCAATATGGGACTGGTGTTTGGCCCATAAGGGAATGGGGGAAAGCCTGACTGCCCAACTATTGGCCCAGATAGACGACATCAACAATTCCCCATCGGTGTCCAGTCTGTGGAGGTTTGCCGGGTTCAGTATTGACGGGGGGAAGGCAGAGAAAAATCATAAAGGGGTCAAGTCGCCCTTTAACCACAAACTCAAGGGTATCTGTTTCAATATTGCCGATCAATTCATCCGGCAGCAAACGCCGTACTATGTCGATATTTATTATGCCGAGAAACAACGCCAGCGAGAATTATATCCCGAACCAGTTTGTCGGGGCTGTGGAGAGTTGGCAGTACAGAAACGGAAAAAGGTTAGAGGCAAAATGGTGATGACCTGGGGCTGTCCCGAGAATGGCAAGCACGTTGTAAATTATACCGATGCCCACCTGCATATTAGAGGGTGGCGTAAGATGATAAAGGAATTTCTTAAGGACTTGTGGGTAGCGTGGCGCAGGATTGAGGGTCAGATAGAATGAGATAAACACAGCAACGCAAACCCAAGAGGGCCAGAGTTATCTGACCCTCTTTTATTTTGACGCCAGCCAATCAATATGATAAAGTATCATTAGCATGCAAATACCGACGAAGAGCGAATTGATAGAGTTGCAGCCGTATCTGACGAAATCGCAACTGGAAGAAATAGACAAACTGGCGAATGAGATCGAGATACCGCTTTGGTATCCCAATCCTGACCACGAAGACGGCTCCCCGAATCCTCAGCGATTGGCCTATGAGAGCGAGGCTGACATCTTGGGGTATGGCGGTTCGGCGGGATCGGGCAAAACGGACCTACTCCTCGGCGTCGCTGCCACCCAGCAAACCAACTCCGTAATCTTCCGCCGCGTCTTTCCCAATCATCGAGGAAACATTGAGCGCAGCCGAGAGATATTTAACCCCACCGGTGTCCCTCATGGCAAAAACAGCTTCAATGAACAGTTTCACCGTTGGAAATTAGCAAGCGGTAAACAAGTAGAATTCGAAGCCTGCCAACACGAAAAGGACAAAAACAACCAACGCGGACGCCCCCGAGATTTCTATGGCTTTGATGAGGCCACCGAATTCACCCGCTCTCAATTTGATTTTATCATCGGCTGGAATCGCTCGACAGACCCCAACCAACGATGTCGAATCATTCTTACTTTTAATCCCCCCACCGACGAGGTCGGCTCCTGGGTGGTGGATTTCTTTTTACCCTGGATTTCCTACCTTTTCCCCAAAGACTTTGAGCATCCCCGCCCGGCCAGGCCGGGGGAGTTGCGATGGTATGCCACCGTCGAGGGACAAGAGACCGAATGCACAGACGGAACCCCATTTGAGCGTGATGGGCTTCTCGTCAAGCCCCTTAGCCGGACTTTCATCCCAGGCAAACTCAAAGACAATCCACATTTGATAAATACCAATTATGAGGCTATCCTTCAGTCACTGCCCGAGCCGCTACGTAGCCAGGTGCTACACGGCGATTTTGCGGCAGCCAAAGAGCGCGACCCCTGGCAGGTGATTCCCGTCGAATGGGTCAAGCTGGCTCAAAAGCGGTGGCTGGAAATGGAGAGGCCGGCGGTGCCTATTTCCGGTACGGGGGTTGATGTGGCCCGAGGAGGCCAGGACAAGACAACAAAATGCGATAGGTACGACAATTATTTTGATGAGGTCAAGGTATGGCCTGGGGTGGCCACCCCAGACGGTCCGACGGTGGCCGCGTTGGTCGAGGGCGAATTGGAGGGCGAACCTGCCTACATCAACATTGATGTAATCGGCGTTGGGTCGTCTGCCTATGACAGCTTGAAGCCAATGTATAAGCGGGTCAACCCGATCAATGCCGGGGAGAGGTCAGACTACCGGGACCGCTCTGGCAAATACAAAATGAGGAATGTTCGGGCGGAATATTACTGGCGGATGCGGGAGGCGTTGGACCCGGATCACGGGGAAGACCCGGCGCTGCCACCGGGTAACGAGGTGGTAGCAGATTTGTGTTCGGCTCGGTATAAGGTGACGACAGCGGGGATACAGATTGAGAGCAAGGAGGAGATTAAGGAGCGGATAGGCCGGAGTCCTGATGTTGGGGAGGCTATTTTGCTGGCGAATTATCCGGGGGAGCCGCAGGGGATATTCTTTGGATAATTAGAGATTTGGTAAATTTAACAAAATAGCGACCAGAATCAAAAAGATTGCTTTTTCACTTGGCGTTCCATCTGGGGTCATTGTAATGTTTGATAACTGCAAGAAACATTTTTACCTTCTTTCTGGTAGGCTATTTAGAAGCCAAAGGACATACTCAGGCTTATCTTTCTTCCTATAAATTAAGCCCTTCTTTTCCAATTCCAGGCAGCCAGAGTGTATAATTTTGTTGTTTTCATCACCATTGGGATAGGTATAGATGCCGGGGCCAAGATAGGGAATTGTTTCACCGCTTATGAATTTATATAATTTCGCCAAGTCTTCCTCAATGGGAGTTGGCCATACAAGGCGACCCGTTTCATCAACTATTTTCAGTAGGTCAATTCGCCTGGTGGTATCGTCTTTTGGTCGATTACAAGGCAATTCTTTGTCTTCGTCATCCCATAAGACTAAAGACCGGTTGCAATCACATGCATATTTACCCTCAAGCCATTGGAATCTTATATGCTCATCGGAGTAATTATGGGGTTGGGTATATTCTTTTTGGTCGCCTGTAACTCGGTCTCTTAGTGTTACTGTGTATTTCATCTAAGCTCCTCAACAATCTCCCATTGTGGCCCGCACTCATTGCACGCAGGCCGAAGTGGTACTGATGAATCAATTTGTAGATCATCATCAAGCCTGGCCTCTCCGGTCGTTTCTTTACCGCAATTAAAGCACTGCTTAATACTGGTTAGTCTGGCGATTTCGTTGTCTTTATTTGACATAGGTTACTCCTCTGGTTTTTCTGAACACCAACTTCCCACAAACCGGACACCTGACCGCTTGATTGCGAGCCACTTTTTTGACAGAATGGCCGAAGATTAGGCAGAATAGTTTTAGCATTTTATTTGTTTCCAAACATCGGAGCCACAAATGTATCCAACAGTCCATCCTATCATAAAATTCCAAGTTGGCAGCGTGCCATAATAATAAAGTACAATCAAACAAGCTATTATCCAGACCAACAATGTGACGAATATTTTTAGCATTATTCTCCCCTATCCTTGAGACTAATTTGTTCAAAGGCTTCTGAGAAGTCTGGCATTCTTGGCGGCGTGATTATGCTTGTAACAGTATCATAGGGCCATCCCAGCCCAGCCAATTCAAATTTTCTGCACACTTCCAAGATTTCATTATGGGTATCAACTGTAATGTTGAGGCGTTGGCATTCCGTTTGTTGCCATAACTCAAACCTATTGAGAAGGGCTTCGGCGGACTGGCTGATACGAGCAAAGTCTGGCGTAAACTCAATTAACCGATCTTTGAGGTTTTTCATATTTATACCACGCCAAAGAATCGCAAGAGCATAATTACGATCCAGATAACAAAACCGACCAAGCCTAGGCCGATAACCAAGCTACCGAAGATAAGGGCGCTGATTGTCCTTTTTGTACGTGCGAAATCACGATCAAATTCTTTGCTCTGCTTCTTAAATCGTTTGTCAAAGTCATTCATAGTTGGTTTCTCCCTTGATAGTCTCTGCGTCTGGCCAAACCTCACGTCTGTACATGGTTAACTCCTCAATTTAATTTTAATCCTTAATCCTTATCCCCCGCCGCTTTGCTTCCTCTACTACCAAGCGGTGGAGCAACGCAACGATGGACTCGTCAAGACGCGCTGACAGTATCTTGGCAAAGCGGCGGGTGGAAGCCCAGATTTTAATGGTCTTGAATTGGTTTGTATCTTGTGCCATCTGTATGAAATCCCAGTATCATCGTTATATTTCTGAAACTCATCTTCGGTTTTTCTCTATACTAAATCCCTAAGAAAATTTAGATGTTGTAATTTTACTACATCTCCCCCAAATCAGCAAATATCCCCCAGTTTTTCCTTTTGACTTGCCGGGGTAAACGTGATAAAATATAGTGAATGAAGTCAGCGAAGGATGCCCGAAGGCAGCAAATAGCCCATCAACTTAGCCGTCAGCTATGTTCAATGAGTTACCTGATTGCCGAGATCAAGCTAGGATACAAGCCCAATGAGTGCGGCGTTTTTGCCCGCGCCAAAGATGGCGCATGGGTCAACCTGGCTAATGAAAAAGAGGTTGGGATAGATGAAGAAAATAAACAGGCGTGATTTTTTTGGGTTACTTGGTAAGGGAGCCGCTGCTGCTATTGGTGCTACAGTTTGCCTGTACACTAGGCTAACAAGTTCGACTCCTGTATCAGGGGTAAGTGGAACTGATAAAGTTGCAGGTTGTTTCAAGGGAGAGTTTACCCCCTGGGCGACTATCTGCTACCCCATCACATCGCGGAAACAATGAAAGAAATGGCAACAGAAGAGGACGAAAAATACTGTAGAGGGGTAAGCCCTCTTAGTTGATTAGTGTTCCGGTTGATGGATGCCTTGTATTAAGTCAATGAGGCATCAACATCTTTTTCTCCTGTTAGGGGGTTGGTGCTGACGACACCAACCCCCAACGGAGGTCTTTATAACCAAATAACCCGGCCCCCAGGTCAATCGACCCAACAGCCAGTCAGTGCTTAACAGCACGGCTGGCTTTTTTTATTTAGGGAACTGGATGACACAGAAACCAAGCACACTACAACGAGCCAAAATAGCATACGAAGTCTTCAGGAACGGATTTCCAAGAACGGCAATTCAGTCCAATCAGCAACAAAAGCAGGCCCCGTTTATGTGGCCCGCCTACCGGGAAGGTCAGCCGGTCTGGAAAATAGTTGACATTGAATCCTATATCAATGAGGGATTCAATCTCAACACCTTGATCTATTCGGCGGTGATGTACAAGGCTCGAGCCTCGGCCACGGCCCCCCTCAAGGCGTTTCGGGGGACACCAGAGCGGTCAATCCCTCTTGAACCCGAACACCCCCTGTCCCAATTGGTAGCCCGACCAAATTTGCATCAGAGTTGGGTAGAATTCCAGATGCAAAATATCGTTTATGAGAACATTGCAGGGAATGTCTTCATCTTTCTTGACCGGCCCAAGGGTGGCGGGCTACCCGAAGCAATGTACAGCCTGAGACCTGATCGGGTATTTGTCATTCCTGGTCGAACTAACGGGCAGACCGGCATCAAGGGCTACGCCTACTTTCCAGAAGGCGTGAGCCATGCCGGTGCCAACCGGGACGCAGTGGGAATCTTGCCGGAAGATATGATACACATCAAGCTGCCAAACCCGGGCGACCCCATGGAGGGAATGGGAGAGGGTCTTTCGCCTCTCTCGCCCGTTGCCAGAAGTGCCGATGTAGACAATTCGATTACAAAGTTCCTGAAAATGTTTTTTGATACCGGGGCGATGGTAACAGGAGCTTTATCGTTTGATGTTCCCATTGATGACGAAATCCTGGCCAGGGTAAAAGAACGCTGGCGCGAAATATATGGCGGATTTGAAAACTGGGATATTGGAGTATTTGACCGAGGGGCTACCTACCAGCGAGTTGGCCTCACCTTCGAGGAGATGGGATTCGAAGGCCAGGACGAACGAAACGAAACCAGAATCCTGGGGCCGTTTGGGGTTCCGCCCATTTTGATTGGTTCGCGCATTGGTCTGATGCGCTCGACTTATGCGAATTATAAAGAGGCCAGGACAGCATTCTGGGAAGATACCTTTGTTCCTGAAATGTCGCTATTTGAAGTTGACTTTCAATATTTCTTGCAGACCCCAGACGGGGGCTTTGTAAAATTCGATTATAAGAACGTCCCCGCTCTACAGCAAGACATCCCGGCCATCGTAACGGCCTGGGGAGAATTGGTTGACCGGGGAATTTCCAGAGAGGACGCGGCGACGACGGTAGGTTTATCCTTACAAAAAGCCGCACCGCTGGAGATGGAAGAGCCAGAACTTATTGAGACTGAGCCGGAGCCAGATGCCAACGTTGGGGCAATAGAGGCCGAGACGGATGAGCGCAGAGAAAGTGACACTGATAAACAACTAAAATTACTCACAGAAGAAAAGCAACGTCTGGCCAAGCAGGTTGATGACACTGCCGTTGAGTTTGAACCGCAATATGAGAAAGTAACAGAGCAGGCGTTTGAAAATGACCGGCGTGAGATTTTGGCCATTGTCAATGAAGCCAAAAAGAAATCGTTGGCCCGGAAAGCAACGCCTGACTGGGATGCGGCAATGGTGGCAATTAACGCCTACCTTGCTGACTCAGAAAACTGGCAGATAGAATTTACGCCAGTAACAGAGGCCGTCTTTGTGGCTCAGGCCGAGATGTGGCAGGCTATTATTGAACCGCCCGGTGTTGACCTGACCCCGGAATATTTCAATAATCAATTCAGCCAGGAATGGTTTGACGAGTACAAACTTGTTTTTGCTCAACCCATCAACGATACGACGAGCAAAGAAATTAGCCAAGTGCTGGCCCAAGCCCAGGCTGAGGGGTGGTCAGTTGATAAGGCAGAAAATAGACTCGGCCAATTATTTGACCAGTGGATTGACGGGGACTTGACAGCGGAGGACTTCGAATGGCTTGACGCCCGGACGCCTCCATACCGTCGAGAGATGATTGTCAGGACTGAATCTATTCGGGCGGCGAACGCCTCGTCTGATAAGCTCTTTAATGACTGGGGTGTCGAGAAAAAAGAATGGCTGACCGCCAGGGATGAGCGGGTCAGAGATGCCCACAAACGGGCTGACGGCCAGGTGGTGGCGGCTGACGAATCATTCAGGGTTGGTGGAGAAGCGTTAAGATTTCCGGGTGATCCAAGAGGAGCGCCAGAGAATACAATCAATTGTCGATGCGTGGCATTGCCGGTGGTGTGAAAAAATTATGTCAATGATAGATGAGTTGCTAGAAATCAAAAATCAGATTGATGCGTCAAAACCAAAAGATTATGTTGATATAATTTTAAGTACCAGATGCCCCATTAAAAATAATGACGGCGTCATGGTCAAGTGTGAAGGCAAAATGTATTTAATTTTGCCTTGGGTGATTATAGAAAAGATAAAATTACAATGCCCGCTAATTAGCTATATAGCACCATCCGTGTACGGTATTCCAGTCGTGGAAAACGAAAAGTTAGTAAAAGACCTGCTTTCTCATATCCATCTTGAACCAGACAATGATTTTGAATTATCTGAGGAGGCTTTCGAGTGGGTTTTTAGGGTTAGTCTTGGTCAAATCCTTACACTTAGGCGTTAGTAAAAATGGCCAAAGATAATCGACTTGACTATAAACTTTCTGATCTGCAAACGCAGGTCAATAGCATAAACGAAAGACTTTACCAAATTGAAAGACGTTTGGACGCTCTTGAAGTCAGGCAGTCGGTGAGCGTACCGTGGAGCGAGCAGAAGGCTGCCCAAGAGGAGGTCAATCATGGAAAGAAAGTCTATCCCGTTTGTAGCGACTAAGATCGATGAGGAACAGGGTATTGTTGAGCATATCGTGGCCGTTATGGGCAATGTGGATTTGGGGAAAGATGTCATCCACCCCGGCGCATTTACGAAGACCATTAGCGAGCGCGGGCTACAAGTGCGCGTTCTTGACCAACACCAGGCCGATTCGGTCATGCGTGCCCTGGGTAAACCCATAGAATTACGGGAAATTAGCCGAGAAGAATTACCTCAAAAACTTCTCGCAGAATGCCCAGAGGCAACAGGGGCATTATTGGCCAAGACCCAATTTTTGATGGACACCCCAGAAGGAGAGGGGGCGTTTAAGCGGTTAAAACAGGGAGCAATCGGCGAATGGTCATTTGGCTACGATGTGATTCAGAGCGACTTCAGCAAAAAAAAGGATGGTGATAAAGCCATCACCGTGAGAAACTTGAGGGAACTCAAGCTTTATGAGTATTCCCCGGTTTTATTTGGAATGAATCCAGCTACGACAACACTTGACGCCAAGGCCAAAGCTGTCAGTGGCAAAACAAGCCTCGGTATTGCCCCCCGTGACCGCGAATGGGATGCCGCTGCTGCTGACCGCCGGGTTCGTGAATGGGCTGGCGCCGAAGATGAGCCAAACGCTAAATACCGTCAAGCCTTTTTCTACTACGACGAGGAAGCCCCCGAGAATTTCGGGTCATACAAGTTGGGCTTTGCTGATGTCGTTGACGGAGAACTGCAAGCCGTACCACGCGGCATCTTTGCGGTGGCCGGCGGGCGCGGTGTTGATGCCGCTGACATCCCAGAGGATGACAAGGAGGCCATCAAGACCAAAGTCAATCACTACTATGAGCGGATGAGCGACGAGTTTGGCGATGACAGTCTGGTATCGCCATTCGAGAAATCAGACAATGGGACAGCCGAGCAAAAGGACATGTTTAAGCCATTGGGCAGCAGCTTGCAGGGGGCCGTTTATAATGCGGCGGCCAACAAGCTTGGTTATTGGCTGGCTTGTGGCCAGATTGACGTTAGTGAGTTGGCAGCACTAACTACAAATATCAATAACGCCGTTATCGCTTTGACGGCTGGATTGCCTGAAGACCTAGTTATGCGTGAGACGGAAGGCTATGGCTACTATGGATATATGAGTGCCGACCTGGAAGCCGATGTCAAAGCGGGCCGCACTATTTCAAAGCGAAACGAGGGCAGACTCCGGTCTGCCCTAACTGAGTTGATGAGCATCTTTAGCGAGGCCGGAATCGTCCTGGATGAACCAGAACCATTAGAGGACGCAAGCTCTCACCTTGTTGATGATGAAGAAGAGCAACACCCAAAACCAAAAAATGCACCTGACAAACAGGCCGCTACTGAGGCCGGGCCGGACGTTGTACCACCCACCTTCAACCTAATTGAGGAGCATGAATTATTCAAACTGCAAATGGAGGTATAACAAAATGAAATGGCAAGAAAAACTGGCTGAGGCAAATACTCTCTTCGAGAAGATTAAGAAAATCGAAACCGAAGGGTCTGACGAGGAGAAGGCTAACCTGGCAGAAATGGTAGAAGCGTATCAGGAGTTGAAGGCCGAGGCTCTTGATATGAAGGGGCTGGAAGAAGTAAAGGAAAGACGAAAAGCCGAAATCAAGGCCGAAGCTGCTGAACTGGCTTCTCTTGATCGTGAGGCCAAAGCCCGCGAAATGGGCGCCCAGGATCAGGAAGAGGACAAGTTGCCCGAGTTCAAGACCTGGGGTGAATACTTGCAGGCGGTTCATTATATGAGCCACAACCGACAGTTTGACCCCCGTCTTGCACGGTTCGACGATCAGGCCGTAAAAGGGGAGAAGCAAATGGTAGAGGGCGTAGGTGCCTCTGGTGGCTTCCTGGTTCCCGCTGAGTTTCTGGCCCAGATGAAGGCCGTTATGCAAGAGCAGGCAATGGTACGGCCCCGGGCCACCATTATCCCGATGCGCCGGCGCGAGTTGCAAATTCCGGTGCTTGACCAAACCGGGACCACCGCCGGCATCCCTCATTGGTTCGGGGGCATGCAATTCTATTGGGAGGAGGAGGCTGCTGAGAAGACCTTAACAGAAGCCTCTTTTCGCCAGATCAAGTTAGTGGCTCACAAATTGATTGGCTACACTCGCGCGTCTGATGAGTTGCTTGATGATAGTGCTATCAGCCTGGAGGCATTCCTGGCCGGCCCGATGGGCATGGGCGGTGGTATTTCCTGGATGGAGGATTATGCCTTTATCAACGGTACCGGCGCAGGTCAACCGTTAGGCGTCATCACTGCTGGGGCAACCATCACTGTGGCACGGGCCGCGACCGGTGCGATTGGGTATCCTGACCTGGCGAACATGCTTGAGAATTTCCTGCCTTCGGGGCGGGGCGTTTGGTTCATCACCCAAAGCGCAATGGCCGATTTGGTTCAGCTTAATGGGCCGGCGGGCAATCCGTCCTATATCTGGGGTGACGCGGTACAGGGTGTGCCTGGAACCCTGCTTGGTTATCCTGTAGTCTGGACTGAGAAAGTCCCCCGAATCGGCACGGCTGGTGATGTTGTCTTGGCCGACTGGAACTACTACCTGGTTGGAGACCGGCAGGCAACGACCGTCGAGAGTACCAAGTTTGACTACTGGCGGTATGACCAGACTAGCTGGCGGGCGGTGCATCGAGGGGACGGGCAGCCTTGGCTGAGTGCGCCACTGACGTATCAAGACGGCACAACTCAAACAAGCCCCTTTGTCATATTAGGTGACAAGGATACCTAAACCGTTCTTGTGGTTTAACGGAAACTACGATTAAAATTTAGTCAAAGTCCATAGGAGGTAAACAAATGGCAAATTATACGGAACGTTTCAGCGAGGGGCACTATCCCCTTGTATCCTACAACGCCGACAGCCAGGCCATCGCAACCGTCAATAGTGCCTGGGTCTCTCTGGCGACTTACCACCGAGCCGTGCTGATACTTAACGTTGGTGACATGGCCCAGGGCGCGACTCTTGACCTGTCTATCCGGCAAGCGTCGGACGGCACCGGCACCGGCACCAAAGCAATTACCGGCAAAGCCATCACCCAGCTGACTCAGGCTGGCGCAGACGGCAATCAGATGCTTGTAATTGAGTTGCAAGCCGAAGAACTTGATGTTGATGGCAACTTTGAAAATATCGGCATCAGGCACATCGTGGCAGGTGGAGCGGTGGAGATGGCCTGGACTCTGTTCGGCATCCAGCCTCGTTTTGCTCCAACCCCGACTACTAATTGGGCCGAAATCGTTGGTTAATTTCTCTACCCGGAGATTTAGTTTTAGTATGCGGGGAGGCGATTTCCGCGCCTCCCCGCTTTTTGAAAGTCATCAACATGTGGGTACAATTAGCTTGTATACAGTACATCGAGAGATACGGACGCCAGATCACCTACTTCCCTGGCGACTGGGTTGATGTAGGCAAGCAACAGGCCCTACGCTGGATTGCCAACGGGGATGCACATGCCCTTGACCCGTCCGTCAAAAATGAGGCAATAGATTACAGCGCCGGAATTGTGGCTACGACGACTCCGCCAGACGATGCGATAGCCAAGCTAAAGGAGATTCCGCAACTACAGTTACAAGTCGGGACGCCAGAGTTGGCTTTTAGTGAGACAATGCTCTGGAACCCATCAGTGCCGCTTAAATTCGAGATGATGCCAGTCGGTTTTAAGCTATTGGAGAAATGGCAGATGGCCGTCCCGCTTTTGAACTATGAGACACTGGCCTGTCACATTGGTAGCGAGGCCGACAGAGAGCGGGCTAAGGGTATCATCAGGGACTTACGCATACCAGTGAGGGACACCCGCCTAATTTTTCTCAGGCGCTGCGAGGCCACCAGGAATCTGATTACGTTCTGGCAAAAGGAGGTGGCCGGGGGGACAAATGATTATCTAGCTTTTTTGATGGCTATCTACAAGGTAAAGCCGGTGGTATGTGACCTGCCAACGACATGGACGGTGTAGCATTCGTAGCCTACGGCGACAAGGCAAAAAGCGAATTAGAGCAGAGCATCAAGGAATTAAGAAAACATTGCAATCATCCTTTTATCGTTATTTCTGATAGAAAGATCAAGCCTTATCGTACCGTCGTTTTTGATGCTCTTTACAAGCCGATCCGTTGGCCAAAGCTGTGTATCAATCTGTTGACACCGTTCAAAAGGACGCTTTACCTTGATGTTGATACCCGAGTACGCCAACCCATAGAGGCAGGCTTTCAGATGCTGACTGATGGGTGGGACATCGTTATTGCCCCCAGCGGCCAGCAGGATGAAGAATCAATGTGGCACGTAGAGAAAGACGAGAGAGAATTGACACTCAATGCTCTGGGATTTAATCAAGTTCTACAGCTACAGGCCGGGGTGTTTTGGTTCAAGAAGTCCGAACGGGTAGATGAGTTTTTTTTCAACTGGCGGATGGAATGGACTAAGAAGTTTAAGGGTCAGGATCAGGCCGCGATGTTGAGAGCGTTGTATCAGACGCCGGTGAAGGTTTGGTTATTGGGCCGGTGCTGGAATGGCGGAGCGGTTATCAATCATTTATTTGGCAGATTACGATGATTTACACCATTGGCCATGAGCAGAATTATCTCAAAGCAATAAGGGCGTCTATCTTGCCCCGACTGGCAGCCATGAAACGAATCCATTTGACGAAAAGGGAAAAGAAATGAGCAAGCTAGACAAAATCGAAAAACAAGGTGGTAGTACAACAGTTTTCATAGAGTAAATAAATGCACATACACATAATCAGCCGTGACTACAAATCAGATAGAATCCTCTCCCGACTGGCTCAAATCCTGGCAGCCCAGCGCGGCTTTACTATTGCCGATGTACCCAACGCCGAAGCCGACATCAATTACTTTTTTCCCTATCTCGAATATGACAAAAGTCGTGATTTCAATGCCACCAAGACCGCCGGTTGGTTCACGCACAAGGATACCAACCGCAAAGAGAAAGTGCCGATGTGGGAAATGGCGGCCAAGGCTGTTGACTTACGGTTGACCAGTGCGGCGATGTACCAAGAACAATTGGAGAAGTTTGGCCCGACCTCGTTGGTGACAGTACCCCTGGATCGGGAAAAGTTTAGCCCGACTAAAAAGGAGCCGCGCAAGAGGCTTGTCGTCGGCACCAGCGGTTACGTCTATCCCGAAGGCCGCAAGGGTGAGCAATTGATTACGCGACTCTTCCATGACCATGACCTTGACCTTGACCTGGTGGCCTCTGGTCGAGGCTGGCCAATCCCAACCAATGAGTTTACCTGGGACAATATCCAAGAATTTTACCAGGGCCTTGACATCTATCTGTGTACGTCTTTAGTCGAGGGTATCGGGTATGGCCCAATTGAAGCTATGGCCTGCGGGGTCCCGGTGGTGATTCCAACAGGGGTAGGCATCTTCGATGAGTTGCCAAACCTGGAAAATTTACACAGGTATGAGGCCGGCAACTATCAAGATATGAAGCGGGCCATCAAAGAGGCGTGGGACAGACTGAAGCAAGGGGCCTATAACCCCGAAAGCTTGCGCGGTGGTACCCTGAAATTTACAAATGAAGCCTGGATAAGCATACACCTGATGGCTTTTGAGGAAATGCTCTATGGAATACCGGAGGCAGGTGAATGTCCGAAGTGGAAGAAATCAGCGGGGGTCTACTACGTGGCCTATGGTGATCCCTCGCGTGATTGTGCCCGACGAGCTATAAAAAGTTTCAAACAGCACATGCCTGACATCCCGGTGGCCCTGGCCAGTGACAATCCGCTCAATGTTGGTGAGGACATTTTCATTGACAACATAGATGAGGATATTGGAGGCCGGTCAGTCAAAACCAAGATTTACGACCTGACCCCAAAAGATTGGAATTATGTTTTGTACCTGGATGCCGACACTGAGATTACCGCAGACATCAGCTTTTTATTTCAGGCCCTTGAAGACGGTTGGGAGGCGGTATGGTGTACCAACCCAGGCAAATATTCCATTCTCAGTTATGCCAAGCGTCCTGACTGCGAAGAAGAATTTAAGCTAACGCTTGATAAGGTTTCAGCGGCCAATGGCTCTGAAATTTTACAACTCAATGGCGGCGTCTTTGCTTTCCGGCGCAGCGAACGAACAGCCGCATTTTTCAGAGCATGGCATAATGAGTGGCAGCGGTATGGGGCCAGGGATCAAATGGCCCTTCATCGGGTACTGTACGACAACCCCATCAGACTGCTTGTGCTGGGGGTCGAGTGGAACACCTCGACCCGGTATATCGAGGCTGAAAGAACAGCGGGTATTTTGCATTACCAGATGTCAGCCAGGCGGTGGCGGGGGCCGATCAATGGGCGGCTAGATAGTCAGGAAGCTTGGTCTAAGGTAGAGGTGTAATGGTCGCTATTCCAGAATGCTCAGCACATGGTAACCAATGTGTACCACATGCATTAGAGTGGATTGCAGAGCAAGCAAAAGTTAGCGAGAAAGAGATGGCCAGACCGTGAAAATTGCCATAGTAGTCCCCATCGGCCCGCTTGACAGATTTGGCTATCAGCACATCTATAGAGAGTGCATTGAGAGCATGGCCAATTTTGCTGATCAAGTATTTTTAGTTTCTACGACCAGAGAAGTTAAGCGAGCCGATAACTTTAATTGGCCTCAAGATAAAGGCATTGATTTAGAGAACCTTAATATAATCTCAGACTCCCGCACCTGGTTTGCTCGCACCCCCGAAGGCGACGAATGGTTCGACGCCTACAAAGTTCTTGAAAATGTCAATGTCGGAGTTTACGCAGCCAGAAGCGAAGGCGTTGACGTAGTTATGTGCCTTTTCTGTAATAACTACATCCCGGAAATGGCCTATGAGGGCCTGCGGGCGCGGTGTGAAAAAGTGGCGACCGGTGAACAAGCAACGGCATCGTACTATCGCAAGGATCAGTTGTACAACCAAATGTTTTCAGCCAGCGTGTCAATGCCGTTCATCATCAACTCAAGAGACACTTACCGTTTTGCAGCCGACGCAATCACCAACGAACGAGAGGTGGCCTGGATGCAACGGGGAGACTTTTCAGAGTTTGATGGGGAGGCCGTGGTTGACGTTCAACTCGAAGTGACGACTAGAGACTTGCGCGAAAAAATGAATTTTATGAGATGCTACTCTGATTTGGTTCCGAAGCGCAAGCCAGAATTTGATGAAGGGTACTGGCTTGATTATTACGTCAAAAAGTTTCAGCAAAAAAAGATGTTGCTAGATAGCAATCTGGACAAAACCGGGCAGGCGATTGCCAGATTGAGTCAACCGGACTTTGCGAGCCGGTATGTGTTGGAGCAGATATGAGTCCCATCAGCCTGGATGACGTAAACAAAAAAGTTTACCCTGATTATTTCCAGCCCCGGCAATGGGATGCCTTGCAACTAAAATTATTGGGCTACACAATTGATGGAATGGCAATCGAATTGGGAGTAGCGTATCATACCGCCTCTGACCTGTGGGCAGAGGTCAGGGAAATACTGGGCATAAGTGGTAGCAATGGCCAGAGGAAGTTAATGAGATGGGCATTAAAGAATGGTTTAATAAGCAAAAATTTCTAATTCTGGTAATACTAATCATTGTTTTTATTATTATGATCGGAGTAGGATTCTTTGAGTCTGCAATTATTCCTCAAGCCTCATCGCTAAAGAGTCAAGTTGTTAATGAAGAGTTTGACAATCTGGACGGTGAGGGAGAAATAAAATGGTATGATGGTTTTTTTACCTGGAACCCTACCGCGCAGGTCACAGGCTATCCGTTCATTACCGGGTCAGTTACCATTCGTTGGGATGACTTTGACACCGGCTTAATGGCAGTATCCGTACCATACACGACCACCAAACTGGTAGTAGAATTAGAGTTGCGAGGCACTAAAACATACACTCAAATATTGACTAGCGATTTGCCTGGTGCATCTCAACCGCAAACAGGAATTTTCGATAAGTTGATTTGGGTATGGATAGATGTTGAGCCAGGTGACTACGATGAGCACATTAAAGGATATTGGTCAGTCAAGGAAGAGAGAATACCTTTACAATTTGTCAGAAACGGCGAGATTGTACAGCCAGTGACAAACTTCGTTCTTTATCGAGGTGGCCTGACCATTCCTCAATTGCTGTACTTGCCGGTAGTGATGAAGGCTAATTGATTTGACAGAGCAAGATGAACTATTAATGAAACCCTTAAAAATCGCCCTCTTCCATTTAGACGGCGGTCTAGGCTGCCGCATTTTCTACAAGGTTTAGTCATGATGTTTACCAGAAATCTTTTCTCTAATTGCTTCAACAATGAAACCGTTACGGTTGGTGGTATTTTCTGCTAACCACTTGATAAGGTCAGGAGGCAACTTGAGCGGAACTTGTTGGTACTTTTCAGTTTTAGGTTTTGGTGGGCGACCCCCGGGTGGGTTGCGAAGGCCGCCGCGTTTGGATCTAGCTTTCATATATTCCCTACCTTCATCTACGCTCACTCGGTTGCCACAAATTGAGCAAAAATATGAGCTAAATACAATGCCCTCTGTTACACTTGGGTGGTCTGGATGAATCTGGTAAACGGTTTCTGGATGTGCAATCTTAGAAAATCCTTCAACTCTATAATCGTGAGAACAAGCCGAGGCCTTTTTATCCATTGCCTCAGCTTGTTCCCTTAGTTCATTGTAGGTTATCATTAGATTACACTATCTGTAATCATATCGTAAGCAACACTATTTAGGGCTTTTTCTTCTGCCTGATGTCGGCTGGTTCGTTGATAATTTGCGGCTTCATAGAGATACATTTGGATATAATCTACAAATACTGACATCCAAAAATTGTCATTTTTTAGAATTTGTTGGGCCTTTTGTCCGTTAGTCATTTTTGTTATCTCCTGTTGATTAGTGTTTACTCTATGGTTACAGTATATACTAAAATCAAAGAAATGTCAATAGGTTTCTTTACATAATTACAATGAGTTTTACTAATTTTAAGGTTAGAAAATGAAACCCGCGAAATGAAATGAAAAACGAGGACCAAAATGGATTTTTCAGACTTCAAGGTTTATCGGTGGTGGATAGGTGGGAAATGGTATTTCTATAAATTAGGTATAGATACACCAAATATCTGTCTATTCACAGCTTGGTTGCAAGTTCCGCCAAACCGTATAGACGAAAATTTTTGTACGTTATTAGACACTGAAGATTATTGCCTAAAAAGCGGATCGTATGAAACGCCGTCTATGCTGGGGAGACAGCCGGTTGCCGAAGGAAAAGAGCGTAAGGGCGGCCTAAATCAACCGCCCAATTTTCCGAAACCAAACATAAAGCCTCCGGCGCAACATCGAGAAATATGATAGCAGAGGTAAAAAAATGCACGATCCAAAAACAGTAGCACATGAAATTAAAATAAAAAATTGGTGTCTTCTTACTATTTGGCACGTTGACCCAGAAAGCGACGGGACAGATGACAGTTGCGGGTGGGGACGCCCAAGACTGACAGAGAAGGAAAACAAAATTATCAATGATGTGATAGAGTGGGAAAAATCATTCCCGTATTACTCTTCTCCCTCTCTCCCTGTGGTGCAAGTTAACCCGGAATACGATTTTAATCAAATGTTGGCCGGCGATTGCTTGGCGCATGTTGCTGGCGCTTGGCAGCATATTGCTTTGACACGTGATCGACGAAAAAAAATGACGAATGCCGAGTGGTGGGAAATAGTTGGGTTGGCAACGAATCCTGATGATAATTTACGGGCTACTCTGGCAGACATGGAGGAAAAGCCAAGGGAAAGAATTTGGCGCTTCTTCTCTTGTGTGATGCGGGCATATTTACGTTTCCATCGTCATTGGTGGCGCCATCCACGTTGGCATATTCATCATTGGGAATTCCAAGTGCATCCAATTCAGCGATTAAAGCGTTGGTTATTTAGCAGATGTGCTTACTGTGGAGAGCATTTTAAGTATGGTTATGCGCCAACGTCAACGTATGGAGGCGGGGGGCCTCGTTGGTTTAAAAGCGAGAAGCAGGTCTATCATCATAATTGCTATTCTATAGCAAGGAGAAAATGAAACCCTTAAAAATCGCCCTCTTCCATCGAGATAACTGGTACCGCCACAAGCGCATTGACGGACAATTTGCCTACGCTGTACCAGAGTTTACTTTTGAACACTACATTGTTCCGAAAGCGTTTCAATTTGACTTAGACATATTGCCAAGTGATGTAGATATCGCCTGGCTTGATGAGGGCAAATACCGGGGCAACCGGCTCTTTCTCCCGTTGCGAGACTCACGCAGCATTCCGGTAGTCTGCCATTTTATCTACACGACTTTACAACAGCACATCTACTGGAGCCGGGTGGAGCGGGCCAAGAAAAATGCTGACATGGTATTATTGGACTATGACCAGTTAGATAGATTCCAATCGTACCTTGAGATGCCGGTCAGACGCCTGGCCTATGCGGTCAATGAGAAGTACTATTTTGATCGGGGTTACAGGCGAATTTATGACGTAGGCTTTTTTAGCATCTGGAAGTACAACCCGGAACGTCCAAAACTTGACATGTGGCTGGAATGGTTTTGCAAACGAAAAGGTTACGCCTACTGCACAAACCGGGGCCGTGATATGAGAGAAAAGTACGCTGACTTTTTGGCCCAATGCAAGGTAGTGATTCATCTCAATCGAAATGAGGCCACCAGACCGGCGCGTATCTTTGATGTGGCAGCCAGCCGAACGGCAATGTTAAGCAATCCCATGCCAGAGGTGAGCGGAGAGGAATTCGTACCATACCAGCATTACGTTCCGTTTCGCTATCCTACCTCAGATTACACCGAGGAAAAGAGGCGGGTAGCAACATACACGGATAATGATTGTCGGGAGATTGCCAATGGCCTTGAGTACTTGCTGGACGATGGCCATTGGGAAGATATAGCTCAACAGTCATATGATTACGTGCTGACCAATCATACTTGGGCAACCAGAGCAACGCAATTGAGACAGACATTTGATGAGGCGTTGGGACTATGACTCAAATAGATTCAGATAAAGCCATGCCGGTTGATATGAACAATGCCTATATTTGGGCAGGTGGTTGATAATGACGCCATCAGAATTAGGTCATGAAACTGGTGGAAGCAATTGAAATCTTTCTAAAAGAGATAACAGATTAACTATGACCATTCAAGTATTCAAACCTAACTTTGATAAGGTAGAAGTCGAAGCGGTAAGAGAAGTACTGCTTTCCGGTTGGGTCGGTCTGGGTCCAAAAACCGATTTATTCGAGCGAGAGTTTGCCAACTATGTGGGCGCATCGTATGCGATAGGGGTCAATAGCGGCACATCTGCCCTCCACCTATCTCTAGCCGCGCTAGGCATTGGCCCCGGCGATGAGGTTTTAGTACCAACCATCACCTTTGCATCGACAGCGCATGCGGTGAGCTATTGCGGAGCCACGCCGGTTTTTGTGGACATTGAGGCCGATACGCTCAATGTAGATGTTGATAAGCTTAAGCAATACGTCACACAAAATACCAAAGCGATTATTCCGGTTCATTTTGGTGGCCATTGCTGCAACATGGAATCCATCTGGAGATTCGCCACGGCACATGATCTATTTGTAATTGAGGATGCGGCACATGCCTGTGGCAGCAAGCACGATACAAGGATGGTCGGCTCTCTGCCCAGCGAAACCACCTGCTTTAGTTTTCACGCCGTCAAGAATCTGGCCTGTGGCGACGGTGGGATGATTACCACCAGTCGGCTAGACATCGCTCAGGCGTTGCGAAAACTTAGATGGTGCGGCATTGACAAATCGACCTGGGACCGGGTTGGTGAGTACCGGGCAGCGATCAATACACAGTATGCAAAATATAGCTGGTATTATGAAATCCATCAGCTTGGCTTCAAGGCTCACATGAATGACATCACCGCTGCCATCGGGTTGGTGCAACTTGGCAAGCTAGACGGGGCCAACGAGCGGCGGCGGAAAATTGCCAGGCGTTACACAGATGAGTTGTCTAGCCTGGATTGGCTGACCTGTCCCGGTGTGTTAGATGTAGATTACGGCAAAAGCGCATGGCACAATTATGTAATCAAAACCGACAGGCGCGATGAGTTAAACACTTATCTCAAGGAATTCGACATTATGACCGGCGTTCATTACATGCCGTTGCACTTGCAGCCGTACTATCGGACAACCTCCGCTTTGCCGGTTGCCGAGAGAGTATGGCCCAAACTATTGACCTTGCCTCTTTATCCGTCACTGACTGATGATGAGGTAGGGCAGGTTATTCGTAGGATTAAGGCGTTTCAATGACACGAGTGCTTTTTTTAGGTGGCAAGTCAATCGGGTGTTTATGTTTTGATTACTTGCTATCAATTGAGGATATAGAAATAGTTGGAGCATTCGTCAATCCAGGTGATGACGACCCGGATAGGCGTTATCCCTCTTTGGGAGAGTTGGCCCGGGGGGCGGGTGTACCGGTGTATACCACCAATATCAACCAGGAGGTAGCCGCACTTATCGGAGATATACAACCGGCCTTGATTGTGGCCGTGTACTATGACCGCATCCTCAAACGGGAAGTTATTGACATCCCGCCAATGGGCTGTGTCAATCTACACTTTGCTTTGGCTGAAGAGTATCGGGGTTGTTACCCGACGACTTGGGCAATTACAGACGGCAAAGATCATGCCGGGGTGACCATCCATTACATTGACGAGGGTGTCGATAGCGGGGACATTATCAGTGAGAAGCGCATAGATATTATGCCGACAGATACGGGCCGGAGTCTGTATGAAAAATGTACCGTTGAGGGAGCCGCATTGTTTAGAGAGACGTTACCGAAAATTTTGGACGGCACAGCGGTTCGGCGACCGCAGGAATACACCCACCACACCCGCAGTCATTCCAGAAAATTCCCATCTCAACGGGTTTTGATTTCGCAGCAAACAGCAAATAAAATAAGGGCGCTCTATTTCCCGCCATTCCCACTCCCATATGTACTGATTGGCGGCAAAAAATTTGTCGTTGTGGAGGAAGAGTATGTCTCAATTCCAGAGACAACGAGTTTTTAGGAATATCGAAACCGAAGAAACGTCAACTAAACTTATCAACATCTTGCCAAAGTCGCTGACAGTTGATGCTGATTATCTCATCCAGACGCATGAGTCCAAGTTTACGTCTCTGTTCAAGGAGGTCGAGATCGTCAGGCCGCTTGATACTTTGGGTGATGCACAAAAGAAATTGATTAAGATGTCACCAGGTACGAGTAAGATGGGTCAGCCAAAGGAAACGGCTGGAATAATAAAAGCCATTGAGAAGTACATCGAGTCCAGTTGGCATCCTGACAAGTTTCATCTCATCTATCATTCGTCCGGACTCGATAGCCGGATTATGTCGGGCCTCATCAAGCAAATTTTTAAGCGCAATGGGCATGAGTGGCTGGGCAATATTCTCTTTGTATGCTTTGGGCCGGAAAGCTTACAATTTGAACACATTATGGAGTACCAGGGATGGGGAAAAAATCAATACTGCACTGCCAAAAACTTGGTCGAATACCTTCGGCTGAATGTCGGAGATTTCAAGACGGCGGCTCGATGGCTGAATGGGCCAACGCGGGGTTGCCATAATCTCAATTATACCCTGACTGAATTATTGCAAGAGCAAGGGTTGATACCGGATAACGATAACGAAATTCAAATTTTCAACGGCTATGGTTCAGATTATGAATTCAGGGGGGCCAATGACCCCAATGGTAACCGATTAGAACTCGAATTTGAGAAGGGCTACAAAGCCATTACCTCAACATCGTTCTTCAAAGTTGATGACGTGGTTTACCCATTCCTGGCTTACAGCGTTTTGGGGAGATTGATTAAGGCCCGTTTTCGGTATGGGTACGGTATCAGGGGAATGTTACTTGAAAAAATAGATCCGACTTTGGCGGTATTTGGTAGAGTTTCCAGGCAGATAGTCAAGCCGTTGCCGGGTGCGCTATTCAATAATTTGGTACTGAATTATAAGCGGTCATGGTACGGCCAAGTTGTCAGGCCCAACGCCATCCCGGTCAATAAATTTGAGGCGTCAGACTGGTGGGCTAACTGGACGGCGGCGGCTTACTGTGAGTATTTGATTGATAGGGGGTATATGGTGGATGTCTAAACTAGAGGAAATTATGAAAATATTTGAGTGGACCCGCCACAATCTTAATGGAGAACTTAATCATAGAACCGGCTATGGCGTTGGCTATGAAATAGATTTCTTTAGCTGCGTTTTTGGCATTTCTTGGTCAAGTTTCTTAATGAGATTTACAGTTCATATATTGTTTTTGATAATATGGGCAAACTTTCCGAGGAATTTACCACAAGCTGGAGATAAACATGCCTGACATAAAGGCCACACGTAAAGCTGGCTGGCAAAAAATATGGACAGCCGATCACATCAAGTCCGTATGGGATGAGAAGATAGCGCAAGCAGCTTGGCTCAGTACGCCGGCTTACAAAATGATTACGGACGCCTGCGAAGATTACGAATCCGTTCTTGATGTGGGCTGTGGCGGTGGTATTCAATATGCTGCGTTTCGGGAGTATGCACCAGAGATCAAGTACACCGGCATCGACATTCATCCGGGCATGGTGAAGTATGCCCGGCAAGCCTTCCCAGAAGTGACCTTTGATGAGGGGGACGCCACCGAATTGCCTTATGCAGACAATGAGTTTGACGCGGCAATGCTGCGGCTGGTGATCGTTCACTACAAACCTGATTTTGTTGAGCAGATTTTGGCCGAAGCAATCAGGGTGTCTAGTAAGGCCCTCATTATTTTATTCGGGGCACCGCCGGTCGACATGGTTGACGCGGTTCGTTTGGGGAGGGAAGGCAATGCAGATTTTAACATCTACGGGCGGGAGTGGTTGAAGTCGAAAATTGGGCGGTATTCATCTCAGTGGAAGTTTACAAAATTCACGTTAGAAGAGACGTACATCTACAAAAAAGCCGTCTCAACCGCTGAGGGCAATCAAGAATTATGGGTAGTGAGGTACGATGTCTGATTGGAAAACAATGCTAAAAGACAGGTCGCGCTTCTCAAGGGAATGGTACGAGGAGCATCCCGTCACTAAGGAGCTATTGGCTCAGGAAAAGGTATTCGCCGGCGGCCGAGTGCTAGACATTGGTTGCGGAATTGGTACCAGAGCATGCATCGCTGCTGATTTTTATGACGGTGTACAAATCACCGGTATTGACAAGTCTGCCTATGCCATCAGCCAGGCTCGCGGTCTCTTTCAGCCAAATTTGAACTTCGAGGTCGGTGACATTATGACCGACCTGGATTATGACAACGAACATTTTGACGGGGCTTACATGCTGGCAGTTATTGAGCATATCAAAGATACCGCCCGGCTACTGGCCAAGATTAAGAGACTATTGAAAACAAATGGTTACCTGTTCATTTCCGTAACCGAAAACAACTACCACGGTGACCCAGATCACGTCCATAGTTTCAGCCAGGAAAGTCTTGCCCAGGCCCTGACCGGCTTTTTTGCCGTCAGAGACATCTATGTAAAAGAGCATATTATTTTCGCTTTGGTGAAAAACGTATGACCGTCACAATAGTAATGCCTACCCTGGATTTTGAATCGGCGGCCAAAATGCTGACACAGGCAGAAAAGACCGCTGGCATGCCGTGTGCTACCGTTCTGGTGAAGGATTATGACAGGCGCGGTTCTACAATCTGCGGTAACGCTGCGCTCAAGGGGGGCATTGAGCTACGGACTCCGTTTGTGGCATATATCAACGACGATACTTTGATCACTCAAGAAAATTGGCTAAAGAGAATGATTGAAGCTCTGGGAACAAATCCAACTTATGGGGTGGCGGTACCCGGCGGCGGTTGCCGCACATCGCCTCAGAATACTGGTGAGCCAGGAATGCCAAGAGGCATAGAGGAAATAGAGGAAGCGGCCTTTATTTGTGCCGTGTTCCGACGCGATGTGCTGACCAGTATCGGGATTTTCGATTACAACTTTACGCATTACGGCAACGACAGCGATTTATTCCGCCGGATGCGGCGGGCAGGGTGGCGCGGCATCTGGGTCAAGGATGTTTTTGTTGAGCATACGACAAGGCAGATAGCCAAGAGATGGCAAGCGAAAGACAAGAAAGTATTCAAAGAAAAATGGTCAAACTAAACATAGGTTGCGGTAAGCAGCGCTTAGATGGGTATACCAACATTGACAAATATCCCACTGATGCGGCTGATATTATCAGCCCGGCTCATGAGTTGAAGTATGCTGATGATTCAGTGGATGAAATTCTATCATCGCATATGATTGAGCATCTCATCCAGACGGAGCTTGATCTTGCTTTGGCCGAATGGTTCAGAGTATTAAAAAGCGGTGGCAAACTGGTTATTCGTTGCCCCAACTTTGAGCTTTACGTCAAGGAATACCTTGAGGGTAACGAGGAGTACAAAGCCGGGTGGGGGCTTATCAACATCTTTGGCTGGCAAGATCGTGGTGAGGGGATGCTGCACAGGACTGGGTTTACTGTCAGTAGACTGGCGAAGTTAGTCGGTCATTATGGCTTTACCGTCCAACGATGTGAGACGACCCAAACCCGTCAAAAACGCGGCCCAGAATTCAGAGAAAATGGAGATATAATCTGTGAAGCCATTAAGCCCTGAAAAAATCCTATACACAGACGCCCTCAGCGATACCCAGGCCCAGGCCAATATTAGGGGGATTCGCAAGGCTTATGAGAAAATAGGCGAGGTCATCGCGTTTGATTACCGGATGGCCACCAGGTCGGTTGGTATGATTGATGCCAATGACCAACTGGTAAGGCTTGCCGTAGAAAACGGGATAGACTTTATTCATTTGGGTAAGGGCGAAAGCATCTTGGGAGAAACTATCAAGAGAATCAAGACGGTGTTTCCGGCGATAAAAATAATCCATTTCTATGGCGACTATCGGCCAAGCCCCCCGGCCTGGGTCACTGATTTGGGACGATATGTTGATGTGACTTTCATTCAGGGCAGAGACGAGGGCCTGCGAGAAAAATATCAACAAGCCGGCTGTCGTCGGGTAGAGTTTCTTAATTGCGGCACCGACCCAGATATTTTTTATCCGCAATCGGTAGACAAAGAATACGACATCGTTTTTATGGCCAACTACTCAAAGCCTGACAAGTTCGAGTGGATGAAAGGTCGGTTGGAATTAGTCAAGGCAATAGCGTCCAATGGATTCGGTATTCATATTTTCGGTACCGGGTGGGGGAAATTGGGGGAGACTAAAAATATAACCCTTCATCCGTTTGTAGCCGGCGAGGCTTTCGCCCGAGAATGCTCGAAGGCAAAGCTGGCCTTGGCCTACGGCACAAACAAGGTACGAGGTTATACCTCTTGGCCCAGATTGCTCAACTCTATGTCGAGCGGGACAATGGTACTGACCAAATATTTCCCAGGCCTCGAGGACGTTTTTGAAAACGCCTACGACTTGCAATGGTTCACCAGAGAGAAAGATTTAATCAACCTAGTCCGCTACTATTTGGACAATGACGAGGAGCGAAAAAAAATAGCCGAATCTGGGCGGAACCAAGTACTAGAAAATCATACCTGGAATCACCGCATAGAAACGATTTTATCTTATGTCTAACATAATTGTCTACACAGCAATCATGGGGAATTATGACACTCTGCGCGAACCGAAAGAAAAAGGATCGGCCAAATTCGTTGCATTTTTAACCCATCAGTTCAAGAGTCGCGGATGGGAAACTCATTTAATTGTCCCGATGCAGGACTTGGTGAGAACGGCGAGAAATTACAAGATTATGTCTCACATCCATTTCCCTGAAGCCGAGTACACAATTTGGGTAGATGGAAATATAATTCCCAGGATTGCCCCTGATGTTTTGGTGGAGGAGTGCCTAAGTGACGGTATCGACATTGCCGCTTTCCGGCATCCTTCACGGGATTGCGCCTATCAGGAGGCAGCCAGGTGCATTGTCAAAGGTAAGGACAAGTCGGAAAAATTAACAGGCCAGGCGAACATCTATAGTACAGAAGGATTTCCAAGAAATTATGGTTTGGTAGAGACTGGATTTGTCATTCGACGCAATACACCACAGGTGACTTTGCTCAACGAAAAGTGGTGGGAGCAAGCAGAAAAACACTCAAACCGGGATCAGGTTGGTTTACCATATGCCCTATGGAAAACTGGTACAGAAATCAACCGACTAGAGGGGTCGCTTATCAAACATAATTGGTTTGAGCATAAAGCGCATAGCAGTAAGGAGGTCTTGCATGGTAGCTAATTTGTACGCCTTGAAAAAATATAAGCACAGTACCACCAGTACATTTGTCCTGGTAGTTGAGCCGGGGAACGATGCCAGGCTCATTAGCGTAACGGCAAAATTTGATGTAGCCCCAACCACCAGCGAAGATTTTACAATTGTACAGCGATTTGCCGATGGTGGAGAGTACAATACTCAGCTTTTAGTCACTGACCCGTCGGCAGCCAGTACAACGGACATTTTCTGGCAACCAGATTCAGAGTACCTCATCGAGAAGGACGATTCGATTCGAATCGCGTATACCAATACCGATGCCCGGAAATTGTCAGTTATGGTAACAATGGAGGTCGAGCAATGACACTGATTTTGAATGGAGCAAGCACTGTTGCCCAACAGTCAACCCTTGAGGAGATAGAAGAAGAGGTCGAAGAAATCGACCAGCACAGCCACAACGTAGAAAGGTGGTGGGGGGCGGTAGCTGTCCCGGATGAAACAAACGCAATTGACGCCACCGTAACTGTACCATTTGTGGCAGCCAGTGGCAATGATGACTGGGGTACAGCTATTCCGATTTGCGGTACGGCAGATGTGCCCGTATTGGCCAATCAAACTACATTTGATCCTCATCGGGTTTTGGTAACTGCCCTGGACGATCAGACGGATCCCTGGCGTCTACGAATCATTTGGGGCACCGGTACCTCAGCGGATGCAATCAGTGCCGGGCAATGGTCAGAGGTGATGGCAATAGCCAATGCAGTACCGGGCAACAGGGCGGGCGGAGCGCCGGTAGATATTAGAATGCCACCGATAGCAGTAGGCACAAAAATGTGGGCGCAAGTCTGGAATGATACCAACCTGGAAGAATTAGAGTTTTTCTGGGGTGCCCACGGCTATCCCTACCCACCACCAGCATAGGAGGAATCATGGCTTATTGCACAGCCGCCGAAGTGAGAGCGCAGATAGATAAAGATAGCAACGCAGATGACGCGACGATTACAGCCATGATTGCTGCGGCTGAGGAAGCCATCAACAATTTTTGTAATCGGCCCGATGGGTTCGAGGCTGGGGTGGCTGCCGCTCGTACCTTTGGAGGTAGCGGCAAGGCGTGGCAGTGGATAGATGAGACCGAATCCATTACAACGGTAGAGGTTAAGGACAGTCCGACGGATACGGGCTATACCACGTGGGCGGCAGATGACTGGGTAGCCTTTAGCGGATCGGCCAAGCATCCGAATTATAATTTGACACCCTATCAGGCGTTGATGGTTACGGCAAGTGGAGACTACGCCACCTTTACGAGTGGTAAATTCTCAGGGCGGCGTGGATTCAGGCCAGACCGGGAACAGCCGTTTGTCGTCGAAACGGTGCGGGTAACGGCTCGGTGGGGGTATTCAGTGACGGTGCCGGATGCGATTAAGCAGGCTTGCATTACGCAAACGGCGATTTGGTATAAAAGAGGTCAAGGTGGCTGGAGTAAAATTTTGGCATCAAATGAGTTTGGCGCGCTTGAATTTGATGAGGAGCTTGATCCAGCAGTCAGGTTACTACTTTGGTCAGGTAGATTCATCAAGCCAGCAACCGGCAACAGGTAATTAGAATTAAAAACATGTACACCGTGTGCATATGTGACAAAGACACTGCGTCACGGTATAATAAATAATCAAATAACCCGGCCCCCAGGTCAAACAGACCCAACAGCCAACCAGTGCTTAACCGCACGGTTGGCTTTTTTTTATGGCATTGAGAAATCAAGAGGGAAGCAATGGCAGTCGAAGTTGTAGGAGCTAAAGAGCTTGTAGCCAAGCTTTGTCAAATTAGCGAAGACCTGACAGGCCCTCCAATGATAGACGCAATGAGGAAGTCTACATTACTGGTCACGCGCACCGCTCGCCAACGGGCACCCATTGACCGGGGTGGCCTGCGGGCAAGCATCATGCCAGAGGTAGTGATAGAAACGAAAAAAGTTATCGGCATCGTTGGTAGTAATAAAATTCATGCCCCGGCTCAGGAACTTGGCACCAAGCCATATTGGGCACCCCTTCAGCCGCTTATTAACTGGGTACGCCGAAAAGGGATGGCAACCGGTAACGCTATTTACGCGGTGGCCAAGGGGGTCCAACGAGCCATTGCCCGGCGAGGCATAATACCAAAGGAATTCCTCAAAAAAGGACTTGAGGAGAATACAGAGAGAATTATCAACATTTTAGATCAAGCAGTAACCAGGATTATAAAAAAATGACCGAGGTCAGGGCGAGAGATTTACCAAGTGGCATCGTGGATCATACAAAGATCATGTATGGTGACATTGATATATCAAGTATCTGCGTTGCTGCCGATCAACGGGCAGGATGGGCGGACGTGATAATCCATACCCAAGAAAATGAAGTACTCAGGGATTTCAGGGAGAATAGCCTACAACCACTCATAGTAAGAGTAACTGGCCCAATACGGGTAATCTATTATGGCAACAATAACCACCGCTGAAATAAATACCGCCATTGCCACCACCCTGGGGGCAGCGGCTTCACTGGTCAGAACTCAGGACTACGACGAATTGACCGAAGGAATGGCCGATACTCCTACCCTGCAAGTGTATTGGGAGGAGGAATTAAGCGACCCCAGCGGCACGGCTGACCGGACGGCCTTTAGGGGTGGCATACGCCAAACAGATATAACATTTCATGCGGATATTTACGTCAATCAACGGGCCAACATCGGCGAAGACATGGGTAGGTTGTACACCGCAAAAGATGAGATTGACGACATATTGCAGGCCCAAGATACCAAGCCATACTTTGGCCTGACCGGGATAAAAGCCTTAATGCAGTGGAGCGCAACCAGAGTAATCTTCTCGTATGGCGGGGCTGATTACATCGGAATAAGGTACTTTATTCCCATAAAAATATTTTAAGGAGGTGATGCTATGGCTTTGTACAGAATTCATAAGCCGATGGACAAGCCAGGGCTGGCAGTAGGTGGTATAGATTCATTGGCCTGGCTCAGGCCGGAGCAGATAGCCATCTTGGTGGATCGAGAGATTATATCAAGGGTGGCCGCATTGCCTTTGTCAGAAATTCCGGGCTGGAAGACCAGGGCTAACAAGTTGGCGACCGCCAATATTGACAATGCCGAACAATTTATTGAGGCCGATATTGGCCTGATTAAAAAGGTGTTACGGGCCAAACCTGAAACGATTCAGAAATGGAAAAGAGAGCTACTCAATCAGTGGATTGTCATCAGTAAAAAACGCAAATGATGTACAAAAATAGTTTAGTTAAACGAAAGGAGTTTTATCATGGCACAAACCACGACAGCCATTAACGCATGTGACGCAGTTGTACAACTTACCAATAGCGCCGGCCTGTGGATTGATATTTCCGGCAGTTCCAACGAGGTATCAATCGACATCGCCAACGATGTTGGAGATGTGACGGTTTTTGGGGGGCAGTGGAAGAATACGCTGAGCTGTAAGTCAGCGGCCACCTTTGCCCTTAACGCCGTTTACACCACGGCAGCATCAGAAGCCAAGGACTTGCTGATTGATTGGCAATTCACCAACACCGGAATCCGCATTTTGCAAGTCAACATTCCGGATAACTCAATTGGCAGCGACCGGTATCAGAGCAATGTGGTTCTGGAGAGTCTTGGCATTCCAGCAACGTCCGGTGATGCGGCCCCAATCATTATTGCGGCCTCGATGCGTAATGATGGCGAAGTGACAGCAGCTACTGTGGCAACCTAAATTTCAATTGTGCCTGGGGCAATAGCCCCAGGCACATATACTATGAGGACGAAATGGCAAAACGTAAAACATCAATGCGGGAATACAAAACGCCGGCCTTGCAAGGGGCGGGTTCGTATGTAATATTTAAGGCTTTGACAGTTGGCGAGATCAAAGAAATCAGAGAAACCAGAACCGAGGTAGATGACGGCGATGCGTTCGAGGTTGGCCTTGACACTATCGCCAAGCATCTGATTGGATGGAACTGGGTAGATGATGACGGGGACGCTCTCCCGCTTCCCTCAGAGGACCCGGAAGTCATTAACCTTCTGACTGATGACGAATGTACATTTCTTGCCGAGAAACTAATCGGCAAGGCTGACTCAAAAAACTAGCCGAGCGCCTCAGAATTCACTTAATGATGCCTAATCACGCGAAATTTGAAGCGCCTTGGGAGTATGTCGAACTCTTGCTATGTCGAGATGTTTATCATTGCCTGCCGTCCCAGTTGCAGGATGAGGACTGGGTAGACATCCAGAACACCATAACAATGATAAACACCGAGGCAGAGGTCAGGAAACTTAAAGGAAAATAATGCCAACAACTTCCAGAACCATAGAGGTCAGAATAACCGGTGAAGATGCCGGGGCGTCCAAGACTCTTGATAAAGTCGGGGGCGCGGTCACTTCTTTGGGAAACGTGGCTCTGGGGGTGGCTGCCGGAGGATTGGCCGCATTGGGGGCTGGACTGCTTGGGATAGGGGCAATTGCCTTTGATGCTGCCCTTGACTTTGATAATGCCTCAAAAAAGATTCAGGCTTCAATGGGGCTATTGCCAGAGGAGGCCGAAAAATTCGACAAGATTATCACACAGGTTTATCGTGATAACTTTGGTGACTCTATGGCCGATGTCGGGCAGGCGGTTACGGATGTCGGACTGAAGCTCAAAACGCTTGGCATTGAATCTGAGGGGGCAATCACAAGTGCCACCGAGGATGCCTTATCTTTGCGCGACGCCTTCGACGTAGATGTAAATGAAAGCATCGAGGCGGCGGCTGAATTAGTAAGAACTGGACTGGCCCCTAATTTTGATTCTGCCTTTGACCTCATTACCACTGGCTTCCAGCGAGGCTTGAATTCAAGCGGAGATTTCTTAGATTCTATCTCAGAATACTCAACCCAATTCGCTGAACTTGATGCAACCGGCGGCGAGTTTTTCTCAGCACTTGAAACCGGGCTGGCAGGCGGGGTACTTGGAACTGATAAAATTGGTGATGCCTTTAAGGAATTCAGATTGAGAATTTTAGACGGTTCTGACGCAACATCGGAGGCAGTCACGGCCCTGGAGGGTATTCTTGGGGTTCCAGCAGAGGACTTCCTGGATGGCATCGCAAGCGGCCAAATACGCGGAGTGGATGCTGCACAGCAATTAGTTGACGCTTTATCCAAGGTAGAGGACAAAGAGGAAGGGCTGGCAATTGGGGCGGCTCTATTCGGCACTCAATTCGAGGATTTGGGAGACACAACCCTGGCGGCAGTCAATATAATGGAAACCGGTATGGACGACTTGGCCGGGGCCACTGACAGTTTAGGTGTACAGTATGACACCCTGGGGTCGGCAATGGAGGGCCTGAAGCGGATAGGGATATTGGCCTTAAAGCCTATTGGGGATATTTTGCTTGATTTGGCAAAAAAGGCACTACCTGCTTTGGAAAGCGGAATGGAGGCTCTTGAACCAATCATAGCAAACGCGGTCAGCGCCTTTGAGAGTATCATACTTACAATTGAGGCCTTCATTGGTGGTGCCTCTGGCGATTTTCCATGGGAGGATATTTTTCCTCCCTGGTTGGCAGACTTGATGTATGAAGTTAGTCTTGCTTTTGAGCCAATTAGAGATGCAATAAAAGAACTGACAAAGACAATTTTTGGAGACTTATCAAAAGGCACATCTTCGGCGAAAGATTCGTTAAAAAATATTCTGGGCGGGGCACTTAAATTTTTGGCAGATACGGTATTTCCTGCCTTGACTAAAGTCATAGGCTTCGTCAACGACCACTGGGACGAATTCAAGGGGGCCATCCTTGGCGTCGGTGCGGCACTGACCGGAGCCGGAATCGTGGCTATCATTGCTACTATCGGCAGCGTAATCGCCTCTCTTGCTTCTCCAATCTTGGCGATTATTGCTCTGGCGGCCCTCTTGGGGGCGGCATGGGCTGGTGACTGGGGCGGAATTCGCACCATAATCACCGAAGCCTGGGAGGGCACTATCAAGCCGGTTCTGATGGAGCTATGGGAATGGTTATCAATCAATGTCCCCGCAGCCATCGCAACATTAACGGCATTTTTCAATGATACTTTACTTCCTATTTTCAATTCAGTATTTGGCTCAATTCAGGAGACCGGAACCGGTGCCCTGAGTGCCCTGACCGAGTTCTGGGCAGAGCATGGCGAAAGTGTGATGCTGATTGTAGCAACTTTCCTGAATTTCATATGGGGCAACATCCAGAGCGTTTTAACCAGCATCCAGAATTTCTGGGACAAATGGGGTGATGAAATCATCGCTATTGTCCTAATTATGTGGAGGGTCATGCAAGCTCAATTCAAGACGGCCCTAAAAATCATCGGCGGAATAATTGAAGCTTTCGCCGCACTGATAAAAGGAGACTGGAGCGCGTTCGGCGAGGCCCTAAAAAGCATCTGGACAGCATTATGGGAATTTCACCAGACAATCATGCAGGCAGCTTTCGACATAATTTTGGTGCTTATTGATGAGGTGATTGTATCTATAAATGAATCGTGGGCCGCATTCATACAAAATATACAGGATTTATGGGAGGCCGGCTGGCATGCTGTGGCTCAAGCTGTCACAGATGCCAAGCAAGCTATCATTGACGCGGTGAATAAAATTATCGATGCGATCAAGGCCCTATTCACCACCGATAAATTCAAGGAAATGGGCGAAAAGATCATAGACGGCATAAAGGACGGGATCGAGGATGCAAAATCCGAGGTAACGTCGAAAATAAACAGTATTATTTCGGACATCAAGGCCCTATTCTCGGCAAGTGCTTTCAAAGCGTTGGGAACTAATATTGCCGATGGATTACAGCAGGGCCTCGCGGACAGCAAGCAAGCCCTGATAGATTTCATCAAAGGAATCGCGGGGGATATGATTCAGGCCGTAAAAGACATGTTCGGAATCGAGTCTCCATCGAAGGTGTTTGTCGGTATCGGAGAAAATATCAACCAGGGGTTGGCAATGGGCATTGCGTCCAGTGCCGACTTGCCGGCCCAGGCCATCCAGAACAGCGCATCAAGCGTAGTAAATAATACCACAAACATTTTTAATCAAACCATTAACGGCGGCGTACCGTCTGCCGGTAGAGAATTTGAGATGATGAGATCGGAGGCGGCAGCCTTTGGGAGCTAAGAATGAAACGACTATTTTGGATACTATGTATCCTGACAATAATTTTTTATCTGGGAGTGATACCGGCAGAGGCCCAGGAGCCAACGGGCCAACGATGCGGAAAACCATCACAGACGTTACCGGGCAAAATCCATCTACCAGTAATCGTAAAAGAGGTAAATACTATGGCAGTTAACACAGATTTATGGTGGGTGGTTATTCCAGAATCAACGACAAATTTGGTATTAAACCCATCAGCAGAAAAAGATTTAACTGGCTACGCCATCATTGACACTCTGGGAGGCGGGAGTATCGCCCGCTCAACAGTTCACCAACGCAGGGGGGTATATTCAATTAAGGTATCTCCATCGGCAGGTGTAACTGACGGGATAAAATATTCAATCAGTCTATCCACTGTCACGTGGTACACGTTCAGCGTAGATGTGCGGGGAGAGGACGGCGAGGGTTATGTTGTTGATATTTATGACAGCGCGACATCCACCGTTTTGGAATCAATTTCGTTTATAGCTGACGGGGCTTGGGCCAGATATGCAGTCAGGGCCAAGACCGGGACAAATACGACGATTGATGTCAGGGTCTACAAAAATAACGATGCCAACACATTTGGCTATTATGTTGATGGCTTCCAGGTAGAGCAGAAATTGTATGCTACCGACTACTGTGACGGTGATCAGGACGGATGTCGGTGGGCAGCCGGGGCACATCAATCGACCAGTAGCAGACAGGAGCAATTTAGTGGAGCCGGCAGGCCGGTCAGTTTGTTTGATTATGATTTCAATGTGGGGGGGCCAACTATTGGGGCAGGAATGACATCTGTGCAAATTACGGCGGATCGTCCAGCCCTGGGAGAGGGAACGGTATTCAGACGGCAATCGCTTTTAGAGAGGATAACGAGCATCCCAGGTTTTCTTAAAGAGGATGATTTACAAGCCCTCCATGCTACCCGGAGTCAGTTGCTACAGATTTTTAATCCGAATAGATTCGCAACTCTGCAACCGATTCACTTGCGCTACATCGGCAGCGGCAAGACGCTTGACTGCGCGTTTTATTATCAAGATGGTCTGGGTGGAAAAATAGACGGTTGCGAAAGTGAGTTTATTGAAAGTTTGAGACTTTACGCAGCTGACCCGTTTTGGCTTGAGAGTGATCGCATTTTTAACGCGGTAGATATTTCCGAGGGTATCGGTACCGGGGACAGTGCCAGCACGGGAGCCGCGAGCAATAATGGTGGTGGAGGAAATGATGTGGCATTCGCGGCGACAACTCAGGAAGACATTGTTAACGTGAATTACATTATCCAGAAGGATAGCCTGGGGGATTATAGTAGAATGGGAACGGGGTTGGCGTTGGCGGCTCCAGGAATTCTTAGTAGTGCTGTAAATTCAATAGCCATTGCCCCAGATGGCACATTATATGTAGGTGGGGTATTTACAACAGTAGGGGGAGCTACGGTCAATCGTATCGCCAGATGGGACGGCGCAAACTGGACGGCTCTGAATAACGGAATGAATGGTATCGTCTATTCAGTAGCCGTAGCCCCGGATGGTACATTATACGCGGGTGGATTGTTTACATTAGCTGACGGCGTTGCTAACACAGCATATATAGCCAAATGGGACGGCGCAAACTGGACGGCCCTCGGTACTGGAATGAACAATTGGGTAAAGACCGTAGCCGTAGCCCCGGATGGTACAGTTTACGCGGGGGGCGCGTTTACACTGGCAGGCGGTGTTGCTAACACGGCATATATAGCCAAATGGGACGGCGCAGTCTGGACACCTCTTACCACCGGGATGAATGCCGCCGTAAATTCAATAGATATTGCCTCGGATGGGACAACATTGTATGTAGGTGGCACTTTCACAACATCTGGCGGAGTAACCACCAATCGTATCGCCAAGTGGGACGGTGTAGCTTGGACGGCTCTTGGTACTGGAATGAATAATATTGTTTGGGGTGTAGCCGTTGCCTCAGATGGTACAGTATATGCGGGCGGAACTTTCACAACATCTGGCGGAGTAACCACCAATCGTATCGCCAAGTGGGACGGTGTAGCTTGGACGGCTCTTGGTACTGGAATGAATGTTTACGTGAATGCAATTGCCGTAGCCCCAGATGGTACATTTTACGCGGGGGGAAATTTCACAACATCCGGTGGGGTAACTACAAACTATATAGCCAAGTGGGAGGGCGCAGCCTGGACGGCTCTTGGTACTGGAATGAATAATGAAGTCAGGGCAATAGTCATTTCCCCAGATGAAACATTATTTGTAGGTGGGCTTTTTACAGTATCCGGTGGGGTAACTACAAACTATATAGCCAAGTGGAGTGGTGTATCATGGCGCACAATAGCCGAAGCCGCAAAACAAATTTTACAAGCAATGGACGGTAAAATTTATGTGGGGGGCGGATACACTAACGCGGGCGGGGTAGCAAATGCAGATTATATAGCGTACTGGGATACAATCGGGGGGGACTGGAACGCTCTATCTACCGGCACAAATGGTATTGTACAAGCCATTGCCGAAGCCCCAAACGGAGACATCTATATCGGCGGTTCGTTCCCTCTGGCCGGCGGCGTAGGTAATACCGTAAACATTGCCTACTGGGATATAAGCGCGTCCGTTTGGCTTCCATTGTCCACTGGGGTTAATGGTACTGTTTCATCTCTGGCGATTGCGCCCAACGGAGACTTATACATAGGAGGGCTATTCCTTGATGCTGGCGGCGTAGCCGATACTAAAAATCTGGCAATGTGGGACGGGGCTGCATTCAACGCACTATCAGCAGAACCAAATAGCGCAGTTAATGACCTAAGATTCAATTCTGCCGGACAACTCTACATCGGCGGCGCATTCACCGACATAGGCGGTACGACCTATGATTACGTGGCCCTCTACACTCCTTCAACCGATACCTTCTCAGCCCTTGAGAATGGCTCAAACGGTTTTGTCAATTCCATCGACATTGGCCCAGACGGGTCGGTTTATCTCGGCGGAACTTTCACGCAGGCCGGCTCAGTGGCAGCCAACTATGTGGTTTGCTGGAATGGCACGGCATTTTCACCGCTTGGGGATGGCCTCAATAATGTGGCCTATGTTGTCAGGACTGACCCGACCGGATTGGTACATGTCGGGGGAGCGTTTACAGAGGCCGGCGGCATCTCTCTGCCCGACAAAATAGCCGTTTGGAATGGCAGCAACTGGGTACCGCTTGATGTTGATCTGCCCGGCACCGCCGCCGTGGAAGCTATCCTATTCGCCCAGACAATCACCGTCTTTGGATTTGATACCAGCGGCACAGCCGTCGCAGCAAAGGTAAACTAGATGACCGTCACAAACAATGGCACCGCTGAAGCTTATCCGATAGTTGTGTTTACCTGTACCGGTAGCGACGGCGTTTTGTATCATCTAAAAAACACCTCGACCGATGATGAGATATATTTCAACTACACCATGCAAAACGGGGAGACGGCTACACTAGATTTGAGGAGAGGTAAGAAGACTTTTACCTCGACATTCTTGGGTAATCTATTGAGCCAGGGGGCAATCATCGAGGGTAGCGACGTAACAACGCTGCGGTTGCTATCTGGCTCATTAAATAATATTAGCATTTTTACCGGGGCAGATGTGTCTGCCTCGTTGAAGTGGGATACGACATATTTGAGCTTTGACGGGTAGGGATTTGTAGCCTTATCCTTAGTTGCTCAACACAAATGGAGTTTACGTAAAACGATGAAAAAAGTTGCAATCTTCACAGATTTTATCAATTTCGATGAGGCATACTCCCTATGTCGAGTGGTAAAGAATCAAGTAAAGATGCTCGTCGAGAATGGATACAAGCCAATGTTGCTTGTCAGGAAAGGCTTTAATCATAGTCAATTTTTCCCAGGTGCTGACATAAAAATCCTGGACCACGGAGAGACCGGCAGCAACACTGTCAAAATTACTGGCCAATCTGAGGGTGACATACAGGGGTTGGTTGAGCAAATAGAGAAGTGTCTATCTGATGTAGACGTGATCTTGACGCATGACTTAATCTACCAGGCTAACATGTGGAAGGCCCAAGTAGCAGCGCGTAGATTCGCAAGTAAAAATCCTGACAAAAAGTGGTTGCATTGGGTACATTCTGCTACTGGTCATAACGTGGCCAGGCAGGTTGGGAAATTCAGAAACGAATTAAAGGGTAAGTTTCCTAACTCATTGCTTGTGGCAATGCACCCCGAGGAGATCAATCGCAAGGGAGGAATGTACGGCTATGAACAGGATGAGATTGTCATCATTCCCAACTCGCTTGATTTGACAGAATATTACCACCCTATGGCGGCAAAGATAATCGAAAAGGCCGACCTGGTCAACCAGGATATTATTGCCGTCTACCCGGCCCGACTGGATCGTGGCAAGCAGCCCCACATCATCTGCGAGATATTCAAAGAATTGGCTGGAATGGGTTATCGGGCCAAGGTGATTATTGTAGACTTCCATTCTGTAAGCGGTGATAAGGAAAAATATCGCAAAGAGATCAAAAAAGAATTTGGCGATGTTGTTTTCTTTTCCTCAGACATCGAGAAATATTGCATTCCCCACCAGGCAGTGATGAATCTATTTGAGTATGCTGACATCCTGATACACCCTTCCAGAAGCGAAAGCGATCCCCTCATTTTACCTGAAGCGGCGTGGCAGCGGTGCGGGCTGGTATTGAACTTCGACTTGCCATTATTTCGACAATATGACGGTCAGGCCCTACTCTATAAATTTTCCTCGAATATTGACACCGTGACCGGGCAGTCAGGCGAGACGAACACAGAGTACGCTGATAGGGCAGACTACATGCGGCACGTGGCCGCAGGGGTGGCCTATCAGATGGAAAACAACGCCCAACTAAAAAACCATGCCAGGATGAGACACGAGCGAAGCCTTGAGGCGGTGTGGAAAAAATTATGGGGAGCGATTGAGCGATGACTATTCCAGTTTACCCGTGGCAGGAACTTGGGGTGTGGGCTGAACCAGACCCCTGCACCATACATCTGCACTGGGTTTTTTACAGTCTCCTAAAATTTAGGAACGCTCGGCACCCTCAACAGACCGTAGAAATCGGTATAGGGCGCGGGTACGGAACATATCTTTTTGGAATGTTTGCCAAGGAGGAAGGCGGTCACCACGCGGCCATTGACGTAGCCTCTGCCCCTATACAGAGAGCGGTGAAAATAAGAGACAAATTTGACTTGCCGGTCGAGGTAATCCAGGCCGATAGTAAAGAGGTGGATTGGACAGGCAAGCCCATTGACTTAATTTTTATTGACGGCAATCATACCTATGACGGCGTCATCGGCGACATTGATAATTTTGTTCATCTGGTACGGCGAAATGGATTAGTATTTTTTCACGATTACCACAATCAGAGGTGGGAGGTAAAAAGGGCGGTAGATGAACGGTTCGACCAACAAAAACACGAAATGCTTGAATTGCCGTATACCTCGATTGGATGTGCCGTATGGCGTGTGAAGTAAGTATCATAATCCCAAGCAGAAACGAATTCAAAAATCTCATTTGGACCTTGCAGGGGTTGCAACTTGAATTACAAGACGTAGACTATGAAATAATTGTGGTCTTGAACCAATGCGAAGAAAAAGAGCAGGAGAGGCTGTTAAAGTACTGGCCGGTGAGTACGGGCCGATTGAAGGTGCTGGCATATGACGAAAAGCCCTCCTGCTGGCAGGCGCGAAACTTTGGCGCAAGTCAGGCTCGGGGTGATTATCTGCTGTTTTGCGATAGTCACGTTTTGCTTACGCCTGGCAGTTTAAGAGGTGCCCTGAAGTACCATCGAGAGTTCAAGGGTATTTTACACTTTGGTATCAACTATTGGCTAGACCATCCTGAAAGAACACTCTTCCAGTACAAGTGGCAACCTCAAAAATTCTGGGGGGCCTGGACAAGAATAAAACCAGAGCCACCAGATTACCGAATTTTAATGAGCGGCCTGGCCGGGACGATGATTGACCGGTCAATTTTTCAAGAGCTTGGTGGCTTTCACCCGGCTCTCGGTATTTACGGTGGAGGCGAGCCGTATCTTGACTTAAAAACTCAGATGCATGGTTACCAGGTGCGCTGTCATCCTGACTATCAATTGTACCATCTGGCTGAGAGGCGGGGATACTGCTGGAACAATGACGATCTTTGGCGAAATTTTATGATTGCATCCTATGCTCTGGGCGGTAACGAATATCTAAAACCGGTCTATGACCACTACCATGATGTGTGTAATGGGCATCAGAAATATATTGATAGGTTGAACGAATTACAAGATGAAGCTATTGAACTCGTCGGCCATCCAATTGAGGCAAAACTAACATTAGATGAGGTGTTGCATGATTACTTTTGACGAATTCCTTGAAACAATCACAGGCGAGCGAGAGCCAGAGTTTGGATTTAGCCGTGTTCAGGGCAGTGCCCACACATTTGCGGCCTTGATGTGGGAGTGGTCGCAGGACAATGTAACAAATGCACAAGCTATAGAGATTGCTAACTTTGATTCATCTGATACAGAGTTGGTAACTGTAAAGATATATTTGAATGGCTTGAGTAAAGCAGATATTTTGTCCCTGGAAGATGCAATGATCTTGGCCAGCGAAGAAATATCAGCCACAGGCATTACTTATGATAAAGCTCTATTGAGAGCAAGATTTGGACTGTCTTAAATGGGAATTGTTGTTGATGTTGTCAGGGTAGCACTGGAAACCGATGCTCCCCCCAATACCCAAGATATTACAGGCGCGCTAGGCGGACTGACAGCCAAAGCTGCTATTTTTATTGTCACCCAGGCAACAGCAGACGATACGGCAACCGCGCATGCTCAATTGAGCTATGGCGCTGCCACCGGCGCATCGAATCAGTGGTGCGTTTCATTTAGCAATGAAGATGGACAAGCTAACACAGACACATACGGATCAACCGACAGCGACAAGGTGTTTCGGATAAATACACCAGGGACCGGTACAGTAGACGGCGAGGGCGAATTCGATTCCTTTATCGCCAATGGTGTTAGAATTGATATAACAAATGCTCCGGCTGCTGCATATTTATTGACAGTCGTCCTATTTGCTGGCTCAGATTTGTCTGCGCATGCCAACAATGAGGCGTTGGGCAACGCACTGAATAATGCGGTGAATATCACCGATCCTGGCTTCGAGCCAGATGACGTTTTTACCGCCATTATCGCTCCCCTAGGGGTAGACGCAGCAGGGACAAGCCCATTTCCGTCATATGGTTTGGTTCACAATGGCGGATCCGTTATCCAGCGTTGTATTGCACATTTATTTGGTAACGGTGCAGCTGAAGGTGGACCTGACGGACGATGCACCGAAACGTATGGGATTATGCAAATTGCCTCTTCTGCTGCACTTGACTGGGGCGGGGAATTTAGTGATTTTGATGCCGATGGGTTCACAATAACAACGAGAAATGCGGGGGGAAACAACACGTCGTTGTTTTATTTGGCCCTGAATTTTGGTGGTGCTGTATCATCTACAGTTGCAACAAATGATACCCCGGTTGCAACTGGCAATGACGCCCAAACGTGGTCAGGGTTTGTGCCACAATTTGTATTCAACATAATGACCCATTTTGAGGCTATTGATACCGCTTATAATAGCTCTCCACTGGCAGGCGCTCAAGGATTTAGTGCATTCACGGCATCAAACGAGTATTCAAATTCCGTGGCCGACGAAGATGGGGCAGCAACCACCGACACCCAATCATTAGTAGATGATACCGCCGTTAATATCCCAGAGGATGACGGGAGTGCCGGCCCGACTGCATCATTTGTGTCGATGGACGCAAACGGCTATACGCTGAATTATTCAGTAGTAGAAGCTAATGCAAAAAAATTCTTTGGATTGGCAATTGAGGAAGAGGGAGCAACCACGACTACTACCACAACTACAACTACAACTACCACGACCACTACAACGAGTAGTAGTACAACATCCTCAACTACCTCAACCACCTCAACTACCTCAACTACCTCGACTACAAGCACAACTACTACAACGAGCAGCACAACGACAACCAGCACGTCTACTACGTCTACTACTACAACGAGCAGCACAACGACAACCAGCACGTCTACTACGTCTACTACTACAACCACGACCACAACCACCACAACGACGACGACCACCACCTCCAGTACAATCTCAACGACGACAGTATCGACGACAACACTCCCGCCCATTGCACCATCTGCTGTAACCACATATTTCGATCCCAATGCCCAGGCCACCTATAGCCTGTGGCTCAAAAGTCCATCCGGTCAGTTGCTGCAAATAATTGACAACTTTTTCTTTCTGGAGCTAGTCAGGGCAACTAATGCCATAGGGTCGCTAAAAATTATTGTCGAAAAGGCTAACATCCTGGATGATTTTTTACAGCCAGACGGCATCATTGAGGTTTGGCGTAAATTGACTGGTACCAGACGGGCCTACCTGGAGGGCGAGACTCAATGGCGGATTAAAAAGACCAGGGAAACGTCAACGCAGAGCGGAACTCAATTAGAGATTATTGGCCTGGACAATCAAGAGCTTCTCAACCGGGCGGTAGTGGCATATTATAGTGGCTCAGCCTCTGCCAGTAAATCAGGTGCGGCTGGTTCCGTGATGCGTGATATGGTTTATGAAAATATGGACGAGACCGGGGCCATAGATGTTGATAGATGGTTAGCGGGCGGATACGATAGCGCATTCTTCCAAGTAGAGGTAGACCGGGGGCTTGGTGAGACGGTGGCTATTAGTGATACCGTCGGCAGAAAGTTGCTCAATCAGTTACAAAAAGTTGCAGCACAAAGCAAGAAATTGGGCACGTATATGTTTTTTGATATGCCGACAATAAGCGGAAACTTGGTTGAGTTCAGAACATACAAGCAGCAACGCGGTAATGACCACGGCAGCGGAAGCGGCCAAGAGGTGACGCTAGATGAGAAAAATGGTACCTTGCAAAACGCTGTTCGAACAATAAACTATACCAATACGTTCAGTGTGGCCTATGCCCTGGGCGGTGGGGAAGAGGACCAACGAAAAATAGGCACTGCCACCAATGATACCTTGATAAACCTGTCGCCATTTGGCAGAATCGAGGCATCGCGCGATAGCCGGCAGATTACCGCACAGGCCACCCTGGACGATGTGGCTGAGGAATTCTTGAGACTGGGTGATGAGGTAACGATTATCAACGGGCAATTGGTTGACGGGGCGCTGCGGTACGGCGTAGACTATTATTTTGGCGACCGCCTGCTGATTGGGTTTGGTAATCAAACCTATACCGGTCGGATCAATGGCATTAAAATCACAGTGCAAGACGGGAAAGAGGAAATCAGGTCAGCGTTAGAGGTAGAGACATGAGTGATCTTGATCTGACGAGAAGGGTGCTGGAAATAGAGGACCAGATCGTTACACCCCAGACTGTCGAGGTTCCTGCCGGGGTGGACCCGATAGGTCATACTCATTCTAATTTTAATGCCATCATTAACGGCGATGCAAATATCTGGGAGCGAGGGACAAGCTTTGCAGCCGTTGCTAATGGCGATTATACGGCAGATAGATTTCACTATGGAAAAACATCAGCAGCCGTTCATAGAATTTCTAGAAGTACTGATGTTCCGACACAAGCCGAAAGCGGCCATCTATCGAATTATTCTATAAAGATCGACTGTACCACTGCGGACGCGACAGTTGCGGCGGGTGACCTGGCGTGGTTCTCCCAGAGAGTCGAGGGATTTAATTTTGCTCCACTTGTTGGTGACACGGCGTATTTGTCGTTTTGGGTCAAGGCCACAAAAACGGGTATTTATTGCGTGGCTTTAGGCAATTCGGGGTCTGATAGAAGTTTTGTGAGCGAATTTACTGTAAATTCGTCTGAGACCTGGGAGAGAAAATCAATCACGATTCCGTTTGATTTTACCGGGGGAACCTGGGATTATGTCAATGGTATAGGATTACGGACAATATGGACACTGATGTCTGGTAGTACTTTTCTAACAACAGCCGATGCATGGCAAAACGGTAACTTCTTTGCTACAGCCAACCAGGTTAATGCCTGCGATTCTACAGCCAACGATTTCTACCTGTCCAAGCTTCAATTAAGGAAAGATAACCCAGATTTTTATGTACCAACCAGATTGATCGATGATGAATTGGTTGGCTGTCAGAGATACTGGGAGATATTAGGCGGAGATAATGCTCTCAATGCGATACAACTACAGCAATATGTAGCCGGGGTTACGTTCCTGATCAACACTGTTTTTTACCAAAAGAAGCGCACGGTCCCGACGGTGACAAAAAATGGCACTTGGGCAGTCACGAATTGCGGACAACCTATAGTAGATCAACCGGCACGTAGCACGTGCCGAATTTATGCTACTTCTTCCGGGGCCGGGAATACAAGTTTCACTACAAATAGCACAGACGACACAATTACAGTGGATGCGGAATTATGATCAAAACTGTACAGAGGCAAGAGAACAAATCAGGGGAATTGATTGGGTATTTCGTAAATAGTAAGACGACTGTACCGTTGAACCCAGAACATAGACTTTACCTTGAAGTTTTGAAATGGATAGAGGCGGGGAATGTACCGGAACCGGTGGACGTTATCATTCCGCCGGACACCACCGAACATGACGCGGCCCTGGCCAGACTAAAAGAGATGGCCAAAACAGATAGCGGGATAGCTGATATTTTAATTTTGTTAGGGAAATAAAAAAAGGCCCCATGCGAAGGGCCTTTTTACTTTAGCCGTTAGGGTGATATTTATAGCTCATTTATCCCGACGGCCCCGCTCAGATTGGCCCCGCTCAGATCGGCCCTTCTCAGATCGGCCTCGCTCAGATTGGCCCCGCTCAGGTTGGCCCCGCTCAGGTTGGCCCAGCTCAGGTTGGCCCAGCTCAGGTTGGCCCACCTCAAGTCAGCCTCGCTCAGATTGGCCCCGCTCAGGTTGGCCCCGCTCAGGTTGGCCCACCTCAAGTCAGCCTCGCTCAGATTGGCCCCGCTAAGATTGGCCCCGATCAGGTTGGCCCACCTCAAGTTGGCCCCGCTCAGGTTGGCCCAGCTCAGGTTGGCCCACCTCAAGTCAGCCTCGCTCAGATTGGCCCCGCTAAGATTGGCCCCGATCAGGTTGGCCCACCTCAAGTTGGCCCCGCTCAGGTTGGCCCAGCTCAGATTGGCCCCGCTCAAGTCGGCCTTGAACAAGTTGGCCCCGATCAGGTCGGCCCCTTTCATTGACCATGCTGGAAAAAGACCAGCACTTACGCCATACCCCCAATATTTCTTTAACGGTGAATATTTCAAGAGCTTCAATTGAAATTCTTTTGTGAGATCAATCTCTAATTCAGTTCCGTATGCCGCCGTAAAATCGGCAATTGCTATCGGGCAGGCATTGATTCTTTCCAAGTCTTTTACTGTTAGTTTCATTTAATTAGCTCCACTTGACCATTTTTCCTACAATGCGCTTTGTGTCCGTTAAGCTGCATGGACCTCTCGAACGCTTGACCACACTCACATACAAAATTCTTGCTCACACCCCGCTTGGCCTGCGCCTCGGCCTTGCTCAGGTCTGCCTTGTATTGCGCTCGAAGCCGACGCTTACCTAGCTCATTGAGTACTATGGCTTGCTCAACCTTAAGTTCGATTTCGCTGACTTCCATATCGAGCATGGCCTTCTTTTTGCTCACCTCTAGCTGGAAGTCTATCTGCTTTTGCTCCCTCTCTAGCTCATTGACATCTGCCAGGCCAACACCGATAACCACGAGCATCGGCACCCCGGCGACGACAAAATTCCAACAATTTTGTAGCCAAACTGAGCTAAAAAGGGCGTTTACAGAGGAGAATCCAGCCTGCATGAAGTACAGATACGGTATTGCTACTAATGGCAAGCTGAGAGCAAGCAAGCAGATAACAGCCAGCAAACTGTACCACCCTAGCGAGCAAACCCTCAGCAAACGCCATTTGTTGAGGATAAAGGCCAGAGCAAAACCCTCTAGCACGGCCATACTAACGCCAGCTACGATTTCAGCTACCCCCAAGCCAGTATGTAAACTACCCTCAGCTACAAATCCAGCGCTTAGGGCGAAAGCGCCAGCAAAGCGAGGTATGGCGATAGTGACAGCAGCCACCTTGAGCAAATTCGCTTGATTCATTTTCAACCTCCGTAAACTTCATTTAACTTACGCCAACCTCCCCCAACTTACGCCAACCTCCACTAGCTGTAGAATTTTCTGAAATCCAGGGGAGGTTGACGTAATGGGGGGCAAAATTTATTTGGGCCACAATCGCCCATTTTTGTCAGAGTAGACTTTCCCCTGACACTTCAATTCCCAGACCGTTTTGTGTACCTCTTGCCGATGGCCCTCTGCCACATAATCCCATGCGTCCCGCCATCGCCAGGGTGGGATGCCGCGCCAGAGGGCGATCACGGTAAACCAAAACAGGTTGTTGATGCTAACTCTCATTTTTTGTACTCCTTTTCAGTTTCGCCAGGCCGTTCAATGCCGTCGTCCTGCTTACCGCCGCCTGCAGGCGGTCGGCCAAGGTCTGCAACTCCTGCCCGATTTCTTGGACAAAAAATTTGTCGCATTCAACCGGGGGCTGATCTGCTTTGTACAGTTCGGCCAGGCGGCGCAGTTGCTCGATGAGTAGCGTGTCATATGGCTCGTCGGGCGTGAGGCCGATGTATAGCTGTCCGGAGTCGAGCATGCCCAGGCCGAGGCCTGGGCTGCCGTGGTCGCTGGTCTTGTGGTAGGCCGAGATGATATTCATCTCGGCCAAGATTTCGGCGAAGCCGGCGCGGATGGCGTTGGCTTCCTCTTTGGTGATTTGGGGGAAATAAATTCCGAGTGTTGTCATCCTATCTCCTGTCACTAATCAACTGTCGTATTTCTAGCGCGACTGGCCAGTAGTCGCCAGTTGCGCGGTCGTATTGTAAAATAACCGGTGGCGTAACCGTAATCTGGATAACGGCGGCTGAAATCATTTGAGTGATAACTGGGAAACCAGACGGTACTATATAGACAGTCCGATAATGACTAGATTTGAGTTTTGCCGCTACACGTCTGACGATTGATTCCAGATCGGTAGTCAGGTCGTCAGCGTTAAATGGCGACCCTCCGATGTTTCCATCGCTGGCGTAGAATATCTCGCCAGCTGGGAAACGACTTTCATCAAAACTGTGGACACCACGATTAGCGACGATAACCAATGAGGACGAGTCGTTGTTTTTGTTATTATTGATGGCGGCTATGATGCCAGTGGCAATGTGGTCGAGCGAATTATCGCTAATAGCGTAGTTTTTTAGGACGGACATAATTTGCTGTTTCATTTCGATTTCCTTGGCGTGGCGTGGCTAACGAAAGATGCCCGTCCCGGCGCAACGCCGAGACGGGTCTGGGTTAATTTAGCTGTGCTTGATAATGTCGGCTTTGTGAGCGACGTCGTCGAGGTACGCGGCCAGGCTGCGGGCCGCGGTCTCGTTGCTGAATACCGGGCCGTCTGCGTCTTCGTGACCGTCTGCACCGAGGCCGATAAAATCGTCGTCGAGCGCGAGGTCGTCTCGCCAGTCGCCGGTTGGCTGCGCGTGGCATTCGCGGCGCAGGTACTCATCAAACGCTCGTTGTACCGCGCTGTTTGCGCGGTTGCTGCCATCTGTTTCAAAATAAACTTCGTATACCATTTTTACAACCACCACGAGAGGAATATGGTTGGTGGTGCAAGCATCGACAATCGATGGATAAAAATATTCTGAATCATCATCTGTGATAATGATCTGATTGAGTTCGATTTCATCTTGTTGTTCGCGGCTAAATTCGAAACGGACGTAATGCTTGCTGCTAGTATTCCATATGATATGTCCAGATGCCCACCATTCTGGACATTCAAAACCCCATGTCCAGACACATTCTGCCTGGACGGAAAGGGAAGCCCGAAGGCCAGGTGAGTTAGAATGTTCTAATTCAAACTCACATTTGCCGTCATAGGCATTTTCAAGTCCAGATGCTAACACGTCAAAAGCCAAATCAAGACGGTTTAATTGATCAGCGAATATATCCGAGAATTTTTCTTTTGTTATTTTCATTTTAATCTCCTTAATCTTGATAATCCGTCACACTTGATGTGTGACCAGTACCCTCCATCGGGTCGAATTGTGATTATTCTATCTTGCATCCTCAAATTCAATTCCGAGGCTTTCGCAAAGTGCCGCTCCACCATCGCTGCAAACTTCGGCGGCCACTGTAACCCCGGCAAAATTATTCAGCATTTTGGCGTAACCGTTGCCGGTATGACCGGTTTTGGTTTCAACGTGCCAGCCTTCGCAACCGTCAGCGATCAGGTAAGCGACCGCTTCGCCGTCAACTTCACCGACCAGGACTTGGATTTCGTCATCTTCGTCGGCGTCGTCCAAATCAGCTAGTGGCCCAAACGTCCATACTTGCAACGTTCGCCACTTTTCGGTCAGTTTGTCAAATTCGTTTGTGGTTTGAATTTTGCGAATTTCCATTTGTTTGCTCCGTGACTTTCTAGCTATTATTATACCACATTATAGCTATAATGTCAACCCCTTTTTCTCTACAATCTCACCAATTTTTCTCTACAATTTGTAGAGTTTTGACACATCCTGCTAATTTTAATTTTCCTGCGCTTCTCCCTGTCTGCAATCTTCGCGCTAGGATTGCTTTTAATTATCGCGCTGACTGGCCCAGGAGGTCACCAGTCGAGACAGGGAGGAGAGCGGGAAGCTCTCGTTACCCCCACAATGTGGGGAATTGATTGTTAGTTGACTTCATCATAGATGTTTTTGGCCAGATCATCGTTGTTGTCGCTGGTGAACATTAAGTTGAGCGCATCTT